CTCCTTTAACACTATTACATGATCGACAGAGTGGTTGAATATTTCCTATATAATCCTCACCGCCTTTGGATAAGGGAGTTATATGGTCTTTAGTTAACTTCGCATCGGTTCGACCGCAGCAAAGACACTTATAACTACTTAACTTCTTTATAAAATTCCAGTCTTCATAAGTATGAGAGCCTTTGGAGTTCCACTCTAAACGTCGACGGTTGTCCATCCATTCATTTACTTTTTCTGGATGATTTCTTCTGTATTGACCAACCCTCTCCATTTCTTTTTCCTTATTTGCCTTCCAGTAGATTTTACTTCTATCTGGGTTTCTGTCTGCCCACTCTCTGCTTCTCTCATTTGATCTAACTTTGTTTTCTGAGTGATATTCTTTATTAATAGATTTTTGACATTCTCTACAAACAGCAGATAATCCAAACCTCCCTGTTTTCCTTTTATTAAAGAAGTAAAGAGGTAATATTTTCTTACATTTTGTACATTGTTTCCACATGTACCTGATTATATAGGAGTGATTAGAAAAAGTAAACTGATTATTTTATGGACCGAGAATTGTTGTCGCATTGGCGGTAGGTGTAAAGCCTTGAAATCATTGACTTTAACATGTCGACGCGTCGACCATGACTCATCACTCATGTCGAAGTTTACTCAATTCGTGTACACGTTAAACCTAATAAAATCAGGGCTTTAGAAGATAACACTCAAACTGCACGATAACATTAGTCATGTTAGTGTGCAGTTGTAATGTTATGGATTAAATTTTTCGGTGGGATTTTGGTTATTTGACTCGGAAGTGGTTATTTTTTATGGAATAGGTAAGTATTTCTATAAGGTACATTTGACTTCTCATATCTATAACCTGAGATTTTACTAATTAGCTTGGATAAGTGATTATATAACTTAACTCGTGAGGGTTCTTTGGCAGAGAAGTAAAAGGCAGATGGTTTTCTGGCTTTAATGAATTTCTTGAGTAGTGTTCCAACGCCTGAGAATACTTGTTGTGCTCGGCCACCCATTTTCCCTGAGATATCCCATGGAGAATCCATATTGCCGGTGAAGGCCGCAAACTCAATTTCCCACACCCAACCTCTTTGATTGAGATATGGGAAGTCCTCTTTTTCGAAAACCTCATGGGTAAAGTACTCATTGGCCATAAAGGAGTAAAGAGTACTCCCGACCTCAAAGCTACCATCCCACATGTCATTATTATCACTGATATCCTTGACTGGATAGTTCAGATTGAATTTTTCTGTCATATATCTTTTGAGCCTCATATACGTATTTAGCACGTTTGACTCATAAACCGAGAGTAGGAGTCGCATGGGATTTTCCGATTATTTACTTTTTGAATGGGATTTGATATAATGGAGTAATGAAGGAACTTGATAAAACGAAATATTACAGGAAGTTGAAAAGACTTTCGGAATTGGATTTGGAGCAAAAATCGGTTCATGGCTGTTATGGCTATGAGTGTCGAGAAACGGGTTGCTTCATAAATGACGATATGGCCCATTTATTTGATGGAGTGACTGTACGGGCATATCATATTGACGATCACTTATATGCTGAAGGTGAGACAAGCCTTTATGGCTATAGGGATGGAAGCTGGTCATACAATGAAAATTGGTTTGTTGAGGACTACAACGGATGGGTGACCGAGGAAGATTTCGCATTGTGAGTGAATGGCAAGAACAACGGTTATGGGACTGGTTATGGAGACTTGTGAGATTTGGAGTCATTGAGTTATATGACTATGACTTAGCACTCGGGAGAGCCTATGGATACAAGGATTGCTGTATAAAGAATTTTCTGAATTTGACTAAATTGGGATTTTACCCCGCAAAGTGGATGTGGGAAAACATTGATGAACGATTATTATATGATATAAGGATTTCTCATGTTCCTTGTATTATGTGTTTGGAGAAGATTTATGAAGTTACCTGAAAAATGGTGGATAAAGTGGTTGATACTTGGTTGTGTAGTACTTTTCATGTGTGTTGTGGAATCATATGCTGAAAGGTATGGTATTCCACAAACTGGAAACTCCGGTGGACCGAGGACAACTATAGAAAGGAATAATGGTAGTCGTTTACCTGTATATCTTTTTTGGGATACTGATCTGAATATAGTTTGTTATGTAACGGACAGTAGTATTGACTGCTTGAAAAGGTCTGATGTGTATATGAAGAAATTTAATACAAAGGCAAAGGAACTGAAAAAAGTACTTAATTATAAACCGAGGATAATTTACCTCAATAGGGATGGCAAATGAGTGTTAGAGTAGATGTAGAATTTGAGAGTGGTAGGAGGGCTATGGATTCATATGATGATATTGATAGGATAGAGTATCACGACTCAGGTCATATAATAATGTTAACTCGAATGGAACGGCAGGGGGTATCAGGAAGACAATATATTTTGAGTACTTCTAATATCAGGAAAATGACAATTGCTGAAGAGAGTTTAAACGAGGAGTGAAATTAAACAATAAGTTCGAAGTCGTCGATTTCTGTCATGTTGACAAATACTGCCGGACCATCAAACCATACTTCGTTGTAGTTTTTTGCAGGACCGCCACCACCCACACCTAACTTGAAACCAGTAGGACTGTAGTAATGTAGTATATTTTTATAAAGGTCGCCATTATAAGTATCGAGTGTTTTGGATACTATGTTCCTACCAACACTAATATAGTAATCTTGTATATCTTTTATACCTTTAACCCCACCTACTTCCTTATCAAATTGTTTGCATCTCTTCTTAAATTCTGTTAATGAGCTATCATAAGCTTTTCCAGCTTGACCACCGTTAAGTAATTTATTTATGAACTGATTATAACTTCTGGCATTTAGTCTTAACTTAGTTAACTCTGGAAACGAATCCCACATATCATCACTTTTACAAATACCCACTTTTGTATAGTCATATGGAAAAATAACAAAGGCGGTTGGGTTCGTGGTATCTATTCTCTGACCAGTTTCCATATAAGTTGCAATGACTTGTCTGCGTGGATAATTTTTCCATATAGGATCATGGTTGATTATTTGAGTATAGTAATTCAGAGTATTTCTGCTGAGTCGATCTGGCATCCTTGACGCATCAAGTATTCCATATTTGGTCTGGCTGGCGGTTGATGAATATCGTTGAATGTGTTCACCACTTATAATGTAGTTATTGTAAGATTTCCTACACATAGTTTTTACTATACTGACTGCCTGAATGTCCTCTATTGATTTTATTCTAGTTAACTTATAGTCAACATCTTTTTGAAATTCTCTTATTTGTTTTTTAAACCTCATTATAATGTGTATTCACTCATCGAAATATAATAAAACTTCTTACAGTTAAACCATACTTCCCATCCTTTATCTCCTGGTATTGTTAGTGAGTCATTCGCAATGTACTTCTTGAAAAATTTATCTATTTCCTTTTTTGTGGATTTGACTGCGGATTGGCTCATCTCTTTTTCATCATCACTAATAAAAGGAAACTCTGCATCTCTATCTAATTTTGATTGATGTGCTTGAAGATTTCTCCCCATCATTCCGAGATTATGGTCATAGTTAAAGTCCTTTGACTTACAGTATGCAAATTTCCATGAGGAACCGATTGGAAAAATATAGAATATATCATTCTTTCCACCTTTAGAAAACTTTTTAGCATGTAGATAATCGGAAGTTGCAGTGATTGACTTGTCGCGTCTGGGGAATCCATTTTTTTGTAACCAGCTATTAAAAAAGTTAATTGCAATTTTCCCATGGAACATAGCACCTACAGCAGCTCGATCTTGGCGAACTGAGGACACACCCATTTGGCCAGGATATGCAGCTGCTCTTAAAAATGGTGGTCTATCTTTGAGTAGTGAAAAGTACTTGCTGCAGTCCTTATCTATTTTAGCCCAAAGCTCATCAAAGTCTTCTGTTTGTTTTGATTTATATTCTGTTAAGTACTTATTGAATTTCATGTCTACCTAAATTTTCTTGTAAACTCATCTTCCAAATCTCTTCTTAAACCATCGTCTATTAGTACTTCATCAATTACTGCTTCTAATGTATCTATTTCATCTTCGGTTTCTGCTAATTTGATATATCTCTTTAACATCATATAAGAACTCTTTTCGAGTTTGTCTACCTGTTGATTGTGTTTGTCTCCAAATTTGATTATATTCTGTGTAAGTGTGGCCTCACTTAGCATTTGTTTTAATTTCATTTTATCTCCTTATGTTAGTCCTGCTTTCCTACCATCAGTCCAGTTTTTACCCGGACCATATTGGCCCCATTGAAACCCAGCTTTTCTAACTGATTCTACTTCATCGTTTCCAGCAGTTGACCAGCTAATTCTTTTGAGTGATCTTTTCTTAGTTGAGTTTTTAATGAGTGGATGTTTTACTTTCCATAATTCTATTTTTCTGATTTTACCAGATGGTATGAAACTATCAAAGAAAGAAGCTAGTTGCTTCCAGTTCTTTTTGATAAATGGTGTGGAGTATACAGTCAATCCCATACCACTGGTAGTATGAATTATTGCGGCATATCCTTCTATGGGTTTGGCAGTAGGCGAGGTTTTGAAACCACTTTCTTTCAATGGGACGTGGAATCCGGATTCTTTTCTCAGCCTTTTAACGAGACTTTGGAATTGACTACTTCTGTGGTGGTGACCTAAGAAATTTTGTGTGTATAATTTTATATGTGCCATTTCATGTAACATGACTGCATATGTATCTTCATAACTTAAGTCATATGATTTACTCATAGTTATAGCTAATGAGCCGGGATCAATTTTTCGTTCTACTCCCATGTTGAGAATTACGTATTTTACGCTAGCCCTACCTATGGCTTTTTTTAACCGACCGTCCCACCTCACTCTGATGGGTGGTAGGGAACCGCCGAAATACTTTCTATTTGCCTCGTCGTAGATTGGACCTAAAGGTTGTTTGCCTTCAACTCCTTCATCAATTAAGTACTTCATGTTACTCCCCTATAACTCATCTACCATTTTATATTTTCCATTTTTCAACCACTGTTTTAGTTGTGATTTTGTTTTGAAAAATTCATCGTAATCATCACCCTGTTCGTCTACTTCTACATGGAATCCATTAGGTTTTCGTTCTACAATAGCAATATATCCTCTGTTATTCTCCCAGACTTCTGTTCCTTCTTTAATATAATCTTTAAATTTCATGTTACTCCTTTAAATTATGTATGTGACCTTCAGCGGGTTGAACGAGCCATTGAAATATTTTATGAACATGGTCAGGTGCATCACCTACGGTAGAAGTTGTGTTTCCGTCCCCATCTTCATCGACATCCCCTTTGTGGGTGTGTTCAGTTAGGTCCTTTGGAGTACTTACTCCATATTCATTTAATAGTATGTGTCTTATTTTCATTTCTTTGCCCTTGCTCTCCTTTTTCTACAACCACCACAACCTGTTTTGACTCGTTTTTTGTTTTTCTTGATTTGTTCCATTCTCTGTCGTCTGAGTTGTTCTCGTCTGGTCATATCACACCTTAATTTTTTTATCCGTCCGTAATTCTTTATGCATTTGCATTGCTTTCATAAGATGAAGTCCTAGCTGTGTTGGGTAAACAAGCATTCGTTCTTCATCTTTTAAATTTTCATAACCATATGCACCCTTTGGTGGTTTTTGCGTTGTCCTTACGAGTTTATATGACTTAGCTATTTCCACATCACGGGAGAAGACTGGTTCAATAGAAAGTGAATTTTTATCAATAGTTTTCTCTCCATATTCCATTATGCCTTTAAAAACGTGTTTAATTTTGAGTAGCTGTAGGTTATTTAATCTTGGAAATTTTACCTTTTTAGCTTCATTTGTATACATATCTATTCGTTCTGTTATATTCATAATTTTATCCTTTTAACATAGTTGGCAAAACCCAGTGCATTTTTTATTTCACCGGAATTTATCATATCTTTTAATTTCTTTTCGAGATTATCTGCTTTTTCAGATTGACCATCTGGGTATTTTTTTCTAACTTCACTCATATAACCATCTACCATTTTCATTAAAATTTTCTTATCCTTTATTTTCGCAACAACCCATTTTGCAAATTTTTTAGGTATTGGTATAGTTAACTCATTTAGATACATATCAATTCGTTCTGTTATATTCATTTTAACTCCTATTCATTTGGTATCTTTTGATTATTGAACTCGCTAGTATATATTAACCACGCCATTTCAAGATTTGAGTATTTTCTCACAGCTATTTCCTTTCTAATGTCCATTATTCTTCCTTCTTTACTTCTTTGAAACCATAGCTTATCACCCAACGTATCAATCAATTGTTTTTTCTTCATTCTCATTATTTTTTTAAAATGTGGAGACGTTTTAACGACTTCATAGTACTCATTGTCTATTTCTATTTTAGGATTTTTATATGAGCTTCCTTTGAATGCTTCATTTATATAATGTCGTAATCTCATTTCTTAACAAAGCTCCATTTGTTTCCTGTAAGTAATTTTGGAACATCGCCTTTTTTATACTTTCCAGTTTTGAGAATCCTATCTGCTAATTTGTTATATAACTTTGTGTGCATTCTACCACCAGTGAAATGAAATTCTCCTGGGTCCTCTTCTTTTAGAAATTCCTTAAAGAGCTTTTCAATTGCAGCAAACGTTTGTAGACCCACTTTATTTGGATCACCCTTTAAACCCGGACTTATTGAAGGTGCATAGAAAGCAATATCCCATTGATTCTCATTGAAGTCATCCGACGCATTGAACAACCACTCATCACCAGTTCCTAAAGTTATTTTTGCATTGAAGTAATGGCCTTTCCTTTTTATGTACTTGATTTTAGTATCACTCTTCATGGCGAGTTCTGTGAGGTAGTGTTTTAGTTTCATGTCTAAGCTATTTATGTTCTCATTTACTTTTTTAATAGGTTATGTTATAATATGAGAATGTACAATAAGATTAAAATAGGGAATACAATAAGAATAAGTGATACCGGGCATCAGTATTGTGGGTATGTTGTAAAAGCAATGGAGCTTGGTGCTGATGTGAGTCCTTATATCCGCGCGTATTACAATAATCATGGTAGTACTCATGGTATGAAACAAGGAATAGCTATGGCGGATAGATCACCTAAGTGGATATATGAAAGCCATGTTAAAAAGGGTGATATTTGTGAAGTATTAAATATGGATCAACGGAACGGACACGTTTTGGTAGAAAGAATGCCAGATGGCAGACAATTTTTGATGGATGCACCGGGGTGTGAAGTGATTAAAGAAACATTTGGAGACAAGGACTTTTTGTTATGAAATTTAAAGTAGGTCAAAGAGTAGCGCTGTTGGATAAGACATGTGGTCCGATTCATGGTGTAAAGAATTTACTATACAAGAGATATAGAGATAGAAAGGAACTTATTCCAAGATATGGTATTATAGTTAGCCGTGATAAAGATCATGTAAAATGGGGTGCTCATTATAAAGTCATAGTAGATGATTACTATGATGAATATCATAGACATAAAACAGTAATGTTTTACGAGGATGACTTAGCTTTTGAACATAGTAAGTGGTTAGAAGAGGACTTGTTTGTATTATGAAATTTATAGAAGGTGAAAGAGTAATACTTTTAGGTAAGTCATGTGGTAACACAAAAGGTTTGCGTGGTATGCTTGTTGATCCAAATGATCCAGATGTTCCAACACCTAAATTTGGAATAGTCAATGGATATGACCATGACCATAGTTTATATGGTAAAATTTATATGGTGGAAGTAGATGATTATGATGAAGATGTGCATATATACAGAAATTATGTTTTTAAAGTGTATGAGTTAGAAAGAATTACTGATTGGTTAGAGGATGATTTGTTTACTATTTAGAGAAGTAAAATGTAGTTGTCTTACCAGTAGGCTTTGTAGTTATATGTTCATACCCAGATTTTCTTTCAATTAACTTAGCCATTTTCTTATAGAGTTTTATTCTTTTCGCACCTTGTGCTGAGAAGTGAAAGTACTCGGGGTCTTTTTCTTTAATGAATTTTTTAAGAGCAGAAGCAACACCGGAAAATACTTCAAATGCTTTTTTACCCATATCACCTGTTAAAGACCAAGGGTCTGATGGATCAACATCTGCTTTGGTGAAGTATATACCCCAGTCGTCTGAGAAGTCGGGATCATTTGCTAAAAACATCCACTCTTCGCCTTCTACTTTAAATCTTAATTGATATGAACCACTAGCGTGAACATCAATGACTGGTGTTTTTAAGCTAAATATTTCTTTTAAATAATTTTTAAATTTCATAAGGATATTTCAATATGATAACTTGGCAACAATGGATAATTTTATTTGTACTTCTTTTTCTTGTGGCTACTTTTGCTGTCGGTGGTATTATGTTAGGTGCTTGGTTTAACTATATTACCACCGGCGTTTGGTTTATCTAGTATCTCTACCTCCACCTAAATCCCCACCTCTGCGGTTTCTTTGTATACCAGCATTGCTTGCTGAATCTTGTTTTTGTTGTTCTGTTATAGATTTACTCGATGCGGCTTGAGCTTTGTTTGCGGTTAATTCTCCTGCCGCTTCCGATTCTCTAGTTCTTGTTGATCCAACTATATTGATAATAGAACCTTTGGTAATTGTCTTACGGAACAATGGAGATATATCTTTAAAAGTTAAAGACAATTTGCAGTGTGATGGATATCCACGTATCCATGGTTCTCCCCATGTTGGCTGGACAGCTATAAGCGCGGCTGTAGTATACTTGATTCCATCACCGGGAACTGTTTTAACTTCAAAGTAATATGGGAACTCAATGTCAATAGAACTTCGTCCACTCATTCCTGGGGATGAATACCTCATAAGGTCTTGTACCACATCCAATACATCTCTTTTTACAGTATCTGCTGACTCAGCTATTAAATCAAACTCAAGTACTATTTGTCTCCTTTCTGATCCCTCATAGTATAATGGAGTATCAATTTTTATTTTTGGAATATTATGACCGGCTACGCTATTGTAAGCAGTTCTTGTTAAATTTTCAGCGGCTGCTGCGAAGTTGGCAGATGAACCTTTGAACACATTTGTTACAGCTTTTGTATCAATACTACCATTCATTAAAGACCCTATTTCACTACCCAGTTTTGCGGCATCTTTTACTTTAGCCGCAAGTCTTGATGCCATTGATTCATAGTTGTTCCAAGTATGACCAATGTTTTCTCCTATTGTTTTCGGTCCAAGAAAAATAAATGTTGCTCCCTCTTCTCCAGCGGCTAATGTGCCGCCTCTACCAGAAGTACTTTGGTCTTTTATTTTTCTCGCTTTCATTTCAATCCAAGTGAGATTTCCCTCTGATTGTGGTGTATTCCATGGTGTTATTCCATAAGGTCTCCTTACTGGAATACCAGGTTCGAATACAAAATAGTCTTTAGCCATTAACCCATAGCCTCCATATCATAATTTTTTGAAGTTAAACCCCAATTGTCTACTTCATCTGGTATTTGTGGTGGTGATTCTGTGCTACTGCCACCTTGGCCACCTTGGCCACCTGCTGCAATTGCAGCATTTTCTGCTGCCAATCTTTGTGCTTCTAGTTGTTCTTTTGCAATTCTTTCTTGTTCTTCTCGTGCTTTTCTTTCTTCTTCTAGTCGTTTCTTTTCGGCTTCTTCTCGTGCTTGGTTTTGTCTATCTACTTCACCACCGGGAGATTCTGTACCTCCTGCTCCTTCGAGTTTCATACCTTCTAACCACTCTTTTACATCACTAGTAAAAGGCACACCATCTAACATATCTATAATCCAATCAACAGCACTGTTCCAAAGCCCCTTAAAGAAACCTACTACACCTTCTATTATAGGTGATATTGCTTCCATCATTATTGGATGCCATTTGATTATTAACTTCATCATATGAATTGCCATAGAATGAAATCCAGCTTTTATTTTTTCCCAAAAGGTTCCTTTTTCTCCCATAAATCCTTTAATAAATTCTATAAGAGGTTTAAAAGGATTGAAGTCTACAAGATAATCTACTATTGGATCAACCCATCCTAAGACTGCATCTGTCATACCTTGAGCATCAATTCCCATCTGAATAAATAACCATTCAAAAAGTTTTAGAGGCCAGTATAATAACTTCTTTATTGCTCTTGAATATCCACCTTTTAATTTATCCCAAAATTCTCCTGGAGTTTCTTTAAATCCTTTAAAGAATTGCCAAGCGCCATAAAGGACAACGGCGAATGCGGCGATGGATAGTATAAGCGAACCAACAATTTTAAATATACCACCAATACTTTTTAGCCTTTCAAGAAAAGCTTCTTTTTTACCCATTCCTTCAGTAAATTTTGCTTTTCTTGCTCTCATTAACTCTTTGACAATTTTCTGTAAGAACTTATTTCTTTTTCTATCTTGTGGAGGAACACGCTCGAACCAACCACCTATCAATGACTTAAAGAAATTAAATGTTCCAACAAGCGCATCTTTAACAACATCAAAGACGGCGGCTATCGGACCTAGTACTTCTCTAACATGACTACCGATTGCACTAAAAACTTTACTAAATTGTTGGGCGGCTGCTTTCCATGCATCTACTACACCAGCCGCAAATCGTAAAGTGGCTCCTAATAATGTTTGACTTTTTATTGTTTTATCAAACCAATTTTTTACAGAAGATTTTATTGCATTACCAAGACCACCCCAGGTTATCATGTTTTCGTTTGTTTTTTCGAAGTAACTATCTGCTGACTTCTTCATTCCAGAAAACAGTTGACCCATAAGAGTCCAACTAGTTTCTTTCTTTTCAAGAGCCTTTTTCTTTTGAGGCTCCTTCTTTTTTTCATCTTCAGCCGAACTTTTTAATGCTTTAGCGGCGGCGGCCAAATCTTTTGTGGTCTCGGCTTTTTGGTCTTCTAATCTTTTTTGATCGGCCGGTGACGCACCTTGACTACCATAAAGTGATTTTAAAATCTTTTCTGCTGTTGTATTAAGTTTTTGAATTTCCGTATCTGCGGCCATATTGCTCCTAACAAAAAAGGTCTCAAGTTAGAGCCTTGAGACCTTTTGATCTATTAGCGTTGAGCTAAGCGAACTCTTTAGGTATTTAATGCTTCGATTGACTGAGTTTCTTTTTTAATACTTTCTACAAGTAAGTTAACATAAGATGCTCTTTCAAACTCAGCCATTTGATTTGATTCAGAGATACTAATATTACCTTTTTTAGATAGCCAGAATTGCTCTTGAACAATTCCACTAAGATCGGACCCCCACATCTTGGTTAGAAAAAAAAAGCGCTTTCCGCTGTAATGTCCATTTTAATTTCATTCTTACAATGAAAACATACTATGTTATATTTAAAGTCAATTCCAAAGAAGTTATCTTCATACCAATTTCTTAACTTCTCAAATTCACCCATTGGTATGTTTTCAATTAAGTATTTTCTATCAGCAAGTTGTATATCTGTTTCTTCTCCATGCTCCTTTGTTGTTACTGATTCTATACCAAGAGCAGTGGATAGTGTTTGTAATTCAGCCGAAAGCTTCGTATCTTTTAATCCCTTTAAAGATTTTGCACTAATAAGTTTTTGGTCTCTACGAGTTATATGTTTTAGTTTTACTTTTACTCCGTTTGATAACTCAACCTCTGGGTTTTCATTTTCTTTTTTGGATATTACTGGTAAGTCATCGAGATTTACTCTTATTAAACTTTGTGATTTACACTCTTTACAGTCATGTGAAAATTCAATGACTTCACCTTTTGATTTTTTTCTTATCTGTATAATGAAGTAGAATCTATCTTCAACATACATATCATCTATGTTGTAACCTTCTGTTATAATTGATGATTTGATTAACTCATCAATTGCTCTTTCTTGTAAAACTGGATTGGTTTCATTCTCATAAGTTAAAAGTCTTTTGAGTTGTCCAGTTGTTACTGGTTTAAATTCTATCTCTTCACCTGTGCCCGGTAGGTTACAGGTGAAACTATACATATTAATTAGATCACGAAATTTTGCTTTATCTGACATTTTTTACCTCACTTATTATTTTATATGTTTGCGGAACCACCTGTTTCATTGAACGACAATGTATGGTATATATATGAAAATGTTACATCAAATGTTACTACTTCATTTGTAGTATAATCCATAGCTATTGTTCCAATTTCTTTTGGCCATGCGTGGTGCATAGTAAATTCAAGAATTGTTTGTCCTTGATAACCAACCATTTGTAATTTTTGGTCTACCATGTATTCACCTGTTGTTGCCCATACGTTCGTTAGTGGATTATGGATTAGATTTGACCAATTTTCAAATAGCATCCTTATTTTTGCATCTAAATCAACATTAAAGGTTACTGTTAGATCACTGTAGGTATGTTTGGTTGCATATTTATAGTCAAATCCCTGCCATCCTAACGTTCCTTCTTCCAGGGCCGTGTTTGGAATAGTTGCTGTTTTAACTAAGTAAACAGTATCTTCTGGACTCAATGATGTGTCTACACCTGTTGCTGGCCATTGAGGTTGAAAATAAAACAGAGAAGCTTTTGCTCCGTCCCCAAACTTCGCTTTAAATTTTTCAATATTGAAACTATCTAATCCTGGCATTTTATTCTGCTCTCCTATTTATTCGGGAGGAGAGTGTACTCCTCCCGTTTTTATTATTGTGGTGATTGTGCCGCTACTAATTCTGTAAATGATGCTCCAGTTTTGGTAGCGATCAAGTTAAGTACTATAAATTCTGCGGCTCTTGTAGGCTTGATGTAAATATCACACCACAATTCATTTCTATCAATTCTTTCTGGTGTGTTATTTCTTTCATCACAAACTATCAAGTAATCATAGACACCTCTTCTAGCCTTAATATCTCTAAGGAAAGGATCGACCATGTTGATAATTTGTAGCCTTGTAAATGAATCATTTGGTTCGAATAAGAAGTACTTCAATGCTGTAGATACCGATTTTCCGATAATCATAAACAATCTTCTAACATTAATTCTGTTAAAAGCAGAGTTCTTATCCAGCATATCCTTCTGGCCCCAAATAACTTTTCCTTGACCAGCAAATGATACAATTGGATTCATACCATTCTTGTATAGTATGTTTCTTTCACCAAGTGATGGATTCCAAGCTAGCTTTCTAACACTATTTAGAATAGCTCTATTTAATCCTGCGGGTGCGAACCAAGGATCGGTTACATCATCTGTATTTGCAAAAACTCCTGCGGCAAATCCAGAAGATGGTACCCAACGGTATAATGCATTCCATTTATCATATACATTTAGCCAGTTGGTATAGAGTGCGGCATAACTTGTATTCAAGTTTAAGTTATAAGTACTATGCTGACCAATTCTAAAATCTCTACAGTCTGTTGCTTCATTATTTTTATTAAAAAGAACCAACGACTTAGGTACATCAAGACAAGCCATTGCATCTGCTCTGGTTTCACAGATACATGCAAGTTCAGTTTGAACAGTAGTTGATTTGCCACCATCAATAAAGATGTTAACATCTACTACTTCTGGGTCTTGATATAACTGATAAGCTTCTATAATATCCGCATCAGTTACAGTGTCTCCTTGATTTCTTACTCCACCGCCCATATTTATATAGTCAACTGTGTAAAAAGTATTCATAAGTTGGTTATCAAAACCGGCTGCTTGTGATGCTGCCATTCTTATAACATCTGATACTTGATTTATCCAAATTGGAGCATAAGTGTTTTGACCACCATCGTCTACTGATCTTGGGTCCGTTGACACTAAATGACTTTCAATTACTTGGTATGGAATAGGATTCTTATTTAAATCTTCTTGTTGGGCCGATCTGACTATTACTAGGAATTGTTTCTTCCCTGTATCATCAGTATTAAAAGCTTTATCAATATCAGCTACATCATCATATAACGATGCTGAAATTCCTAATGATGCCGCTGTTGCTCCTCTTCTAACACCATTATAAACATCTCTGCCGACATATGCTAATTGAACGTAGTCACCCCATTCACCTCTGTCTTTTGCAATGTATGCAGTTTGAGAACCAAAATCTGGTCTTCCTGCATCAAATACAGTGCTTTCATTATTGAACTCATCTGAGTCCTCTGACTCGAAGTCACTTAACTGGTAAGCGTTACCAGAAGTATATTGAGTCATTGTTCCTGCTGAAGCCGGTGTTCCATATACACCAGCAAATGTAGCACTTGGAGCTAATGCTCTTGTGCAATACAGATTAATACCATATTTCAAAAATCCTATACCAGAAAAAATATCTTCATACGATCCATCTTCTGGTTCACCAAATATTTCAATCAGTTCATCTACACTATTTACTAGTTGTCTTTTTAGTTCTGGACCTTTCCATGTATTCCTTAAAACCAATACACCTATGGAGGTTGCCACAGCTGGTATTGTAGTAGATAGGTCAATTTCATTGACGTCTACTAATGGGCTTAAGTATAGTGCCATTTCTTTCCTCCTTATGCCTGAATTTTTTCAGGCAAGCCTTTTGTTCACTTTACTATTTATATTTAGTCTTATTTATTGTTTTTCTTACTCTTCTATCAAAAAGTAATCGTAATTAAATGTTGCTGAACATTCCAACTGACTCTCGCCTTCCCTTTGACTCAGTGATACTTCAGCTATAGTTATTGGCCAAATATCTACAAATCTTATAGCCATGAGTGGCTTCCTATAATTATCTGTGATTGCGAGAGTCGCATCAACTGCATAATTTTTATGTTCCTCTGCCATTTTTTCAGAATTATCATTCATATATTTCAACCAGTTCGTAAGTATTTTCCAATTCTCGAATAGAGAATCAACAACGAAACCAACTGATAATTGTTCATATAACATTGGTGGTTGAGCATGTTTTGTTTGAGCCGCTTGATATCCATGTACCTCTTCGGATATTGAAACGCCTGGTATAACAGTACTAAAAATATTTAATATCAATGGACTTAATGCATGTATTGACTCTTCAGTTGGTATCTTTGGAATAAGTAATTGGTAATTACTTGGTGTTGCTTTACCTAAATTTACTAATCCACTATCAGCGCAAACTAATGCCATTACTCCTCCTCACAAGATGAATCACCTGGTGGAAATGTTTCGTATTCAATAATTAGTTCTCCATCTTCATCATAATATCCACAAAGGGAAGTTTGTTCACCACCGGAAGCACCCGATGTAAAAGTACTGGATGTATCTGTGATTGCTCTAGCAAAACCTTCTGCTGTTGGATAGTAACTTGTATAGATGCATTTAATTAAATCACCTGACGTAACTGCTGGTTTAAATAACCAAGCCTGAGCAACGAAGTCAAGTGTATAATTAATAACTCTATACTCTTCATCTGGCATTTCAAGGCTTAATTCAGGTGTGCAACTTTGAAAAACAACTTTAACATCATACTCAATATTTAACTCATCTAAACGAACTCGTATAAAAATATGAGGCATAAAGAACGGTAAAATTTGTTCTAATATTTGGTCAATATCTGATAAGTAAAGGGACCAAATATTCATGGTGAAGGTAAAGTTATATGGTGTTGGATGTGGGAACTCTTGAGCTGTTCCTGCTTCTGGATCAGCAACACTACACATATCAAAGAAGCTATTGACCTGTCTATCTGATGCGTAGTCGATTGTAGTCAACCAAACTGTTATCATTGGAAGCACTTCATCGTCTTTACGTTCTTGTAACCAATACCAAAATTTTTCTTTGACTGCAAGCTTAACTGGTACATGTATCAGCTCTCTTACAGTACTGCTATCTGGTTCTAATCTTTTAACTTGTATGTCATTGAACGCATCAAGAAACTGAATTATCAGTTTCCTAATGACTTCATAGTAGTAATATCCTTTCACGTTTTATTCCTTTTAGTGTTCTACTCCGGCGGCTTTCTCCATCTTAGCCAAACGGTCGTAGTAATCTGGAATTTCTTCAAGATGGTCCATAGCTATTTCTTTTGATAGCTCTTCATCATCAACATGTTCCATTTCCACTTTTATACCCATTTTTATTTGTTGTTCTATCTTCTTAACATCGACACCATGTTTTTCAGCAATATCTTGTGCTGTCATTCCGTCTGCTCTACCACCCGGAATTTTATCTTCCTTAAGTTCTTTACTAAGCATCATATATACATGCTCTTCAAATTTATGTTCATCTATTCCCATTTTTCTAGCAAGAGCATGAATTTCTTTATCACTTGGCTTAGGATTCTTTTTTAAGAACTCTGTGATAGCGATATGTATTTCTTTCATTTTGCCTTCTAAAAATAATCTTAATCTCATAGTTAATATCCATAGACACTTGTGTCTATCCCCTCGTAGTCAAATATTTCTTCACTTTCTTCTTCTAACCACTCATTATCACCAAAGGCAGTAAGTGGTTCTGTAAAAGTATCAATGTCTTTATTTGTTGGTTCTCTAAAATCTCTAAATGGTTCTTCGGCTCCAACTGTTGTTTGAACACCAACTGCTCCATCTGATTGATCGCTGAATCTGAAAGCTCTAAGTATAAAACCCCAAATGAATTTTTTCAGTTGAAAAATATGTTCTTCTTCACTTACATCAGCTATTTCATATGCTCTATTATTCCAAGGTGTTACAAGAACATCACCAGGCACTGGGTGATAACCAGCACTTACATCGCGTGTGAACGTAAACTTTGGAACGGAAGCATATTGAATTATTTCTTCTGAGTGAATACCAAAACCTCTTGTGAGAGTCGGTTCTTCTGTTGGTTCATAGATAAGTTTGGTTGGTATTGGCTTCAAGTAATTAGTATTAGTTGACTCACCATAAAGAGTATCTAACTCTACTCTTCTATCTCTGATATAGTAATTGCACATAATACCAGCAATGTCTGTGAACTCAACTATGTATTCCTCAAATAAGTCATGTTCCACATTGTGGTGTATATCATATAATTGCCACTCAGGGCGTCTTTGTCTAGCTGCTTTTCCCATTATCCTCTCATTAATTTGGTTTGGGTTTCCATCACAAGACTAAGTGCTTGTTCTAATAACTCAATCCTTTTTTCGAGTCTTATCATCCTATCAACACCTGCTTGTGGTTGTGGTGCTGGTGGTGCATCTGGTCTTGGTGGAGCACCAAGTGCTTCTGCTTTTTTATTTTCTATTTTTTCTTTAATCATATTCCCCATATGATCGTCAAACAAACTATAATCGACACCCGGTCCATCTGGGTCCGATCCTCTACCCATACCACCACCCGGATTTTCTGGTGATGGTTGTTCTATTTTAATTGGTTGAAATGCTGTTCCATCCTCAAACATTTTTTCATACGCGCTTTTTTCTGACATATTTTTCTCCTTTATTTTTCGTAGTACTTATTATACAAATCATCGTAAACTCTTTGAATATCAAGAGATAATTTCATTAGCTTTTTAGCGCCCTCATATTTGTTATTCATTAATTTTTTTGAAATTCCTAACAATTTTTTAGAGGTCGCATCGAGTTCATCTAATATAGGGGTTACTTTTCCACCACCCTCTGTTAAGTACCTGTCAATTTTATCAATCATTTTCTTTCCTTTAGCCCATGGATATACCAAGGCCGTCCCATACTTCTTCTAGTTGAAGTGTTTCTTTTAGTTCTCGTTTTTCTTCTATACCCTCGCTGAGTAGGGCTTCTCCATCTAAGGCTATTCCTGTGTTTCCTATTGAGGCAAACTGTGAAAATTTAGTTCTTATTCTACCAAGTACTATTTTACATTCAGCTAATGCGTAATCAAATATCCAATCACTTAAGTAGAAATTTTCAAAGCTATCTTCTGGTGTCCATCCTCTATCTGTGTTATAATATTGACTTGCTTCTAACATATAACTCCTAATTAGTACATACCCAGGAGAGTCCGCGGTGCCATAAGTAGGCTCATCGCATCCACTTCCACTTACAGGAACTTCTAAAGCATTTCCACATGGTGGTTTTGGATGAATTTCTAATTGATTCTCAAATCTATGATACTTCCAATTGTATACTGTAGGTGTATATTTTTTAAGTGTATCTAAAAAATCCCTGGCGATGTGATATGAAACTAAGTTATAGTCACCACCTGATCCCCAAATTATAGGATCAAATACTCCTCTACTGTATAAGTAATTATCAATAGTAAATAATGTATTAATTCCCCATGATGAACCTTTATCATCATAAGATATGACTTCAGTTACACCAACTGGTAAGTCATAAAAGTTTTGACCGCCAGAAAGTAATAAAGTAAAAAAGGTTTCTTGTGTTGCTTGACCTGTGGCCCACTTGATAAACTTATCACGGGCGTAGTCAATTGCATCATTAATTTGTCGTGGATGAAGTTCCACTTTTACCATAGGGTAACCCAGTCTACGTTTTATCTTTTCGGCTAGTTGTTGTTTTGTTATAGACATTCTTAATCCTCTTATTTCTATTTATCTAATTATTCAAAAACTTCGGTGTCAGTTAACCAACTCCAATCTTCCACATCCTGTTCAACATCTGATAGTACTCCCCATGCATCATCTTCATCGGTGTTTTTAATGAACCCATAACTTTCATCAAGTATATCCATTTCTAATAAGTATAATCCCCAATAAAGAGCGGAGACTAAATCATCTGGTTTATCTTTACCAAAGAATTTATTTTTATCTTCAATGAAAGAACCAAGCTGTTCGATAGTATTTTTATCAACCAGTTTTACACTACCATCTTCTATAAGTTTTTTCATAAGTAAGACGGCTTTTGGTTTCGTGGTTCTTGAAGCTCTGATACCAAGACTTGCTGTCTTAGCACCTGAGTTAACTAGATTTTCATTTTCTATTTCCCACCACAGTCTTTGAATTACGGCGGCTCCTTCACCATTGTTTTCACACATGATATATCCATTATTGTAGTACATTGATAGTCTATCAATTATGTCTGTAAATTCATAAACGTCAGTTAAGTTATGTTCAAACACTGCAACTTGATCCATTCTTACAGGATTCAAAGAGAGCATTTTAAATACTTGTATTGTAGACCAGTGCTCACCTGTTCCCTTTGCCGGGTCTACTCCTAAAAGATACGCCGCTCTTTCTTCTGGCTTCTCCCAGATTCTTAATCTATCCTCTAAGTCCATGAATTTAGGTTCTTGATGTGAAGAAAGCAGTACTTTAATCGTTTCAGAACTTAGAACAGTATTTGTAGAACCAATGAATTTAACTGCAAATTCTTGGTTGAACTTTTGCATTCCAAGGTTTTTGATCTGGTCTTTTGCCCACTCATCATCCCTACCTGGAACTCTTTCATAGCTTACTTTTGTTGTGACAAAAGTATTCAGATCGGCTTTAGCCTGTGACCATAGCCTATGGAAAATATTGAATAAACCATTTGGGGTTGAGATGATTATGATTTTTGCTTCTTGGGAGGCGGAAATGGTTGGGTAGTTAGCAGCCCAGAAGTCTTCGGCCGCTACACTGGGGACGAATGCGAACTCGTCGCAACATAGTAGGTTCATTGTTTCACCACGAAAGGCATCGGGTGAGGTTGCTGATATAACTATTCTTGTTCCATTATCGAATGTAGTAAAAGTTTTTGAGTACTCAGTAACACCGGGCTTGAGCCATATCGGTAAGCACTCATACATTCTTTTGAGCCTGGCTAGAATCATCTTAGCACTTGACTCTTTATTTGAAACGATACCTATATTTTTATCTGGATGAAATATTGCATACCAAAGGACGTAAGCAGAAACAATAGTTGTCTTGCCAGACTGTCTTGAACATAATCCAATATTGAATCTATGCTCTTGAAATTTTTCAAGTAATTCCCATTGATAATCTCTTGGCTTGAAAAAAATTTCACCTAAATCTGGGTTCACTATCTTAACGTATTTAAGAAAGTAAGTTACACTTTGCATACATTTTTGTAGTTCAACTATCTGTTCTGGTTGATATTCTAGTTCAGCCCTTGGTCTCTTTACATACTGCTCATCATAACGTATTGCCATTCCTATCTCCCTGATTTACACATTCAGGGCATAAAAAACCCTGTGTATCTACTTAGCTATTTATGCGGATACACAGGGTTTTTTTATTCGGAAATGGTTATAGTACTCCAAGTGTCGTCCATACTATTTGATGATACGGATGGGTGGCTACCTGTAACTGTTGGCCCACCAAGCTTGGCTTTTCTTTCTACTTTAAACAATAACCTTTTATCTGGGCCATCTTTTGATTCAAGATAGCAGTTCTTACCCCAGATATTTGCAATATGTTGTAGGGTTTTCTTACAGTAATCTCTTTTTAAATTTGCTCCAGACCATCTGTGAGTCAAGAACAAATACCCCTTTTGTTTATAATTACCATCGGTGACTTCAACCTTTGGTACATGGCTGTGAGTGAAACTTTGTATAATCATTTCAGCAACCTTCTCAGCTCTCTGCTTTGTAATGACTAAGTCGTGGGTCGCATGAGTAGTTCTTTCAACGAAGATGTAGAGTTGTAATTCATCCACCAAATCAGCAGTCAGAAATCCTTTCATAAAGAACCAGTCTGTATGAGTCCTTGTGATTTCAAACATTTTCTCTATGCCTTTTCCTTCGTCTTTATCCCATTTCTCTTTTATAGTTCTGTCATTGCAGTCTTTCCATTCTCTGCCGTGTCTACCTTTGTTCCATCTATCAACAACATCTTCCCACATTTTGGAGCCAACAAGGTAGGGATTCAAAGCTGTTCTGTGAGCGGCCTTGACTAATGAGTTGGAATAATTATACTGAGCATGGTCTGAAATACTTAACAACTCTTCTTCGAATAATTTATGCATTATCTTTTCATGCCAGAAAGTTGCAAACCCCTCGTTCATATACTTTGTTCTCATTTGAGGCCAGAAGTATCGACCTTCTCTTCTAAGCATTTCAAGAATATCTTTTTGCCAATTTTCAAGAACTGAGGAGTTATCAATTACATATCTCAACAAATCTTCGGTTGGCTCAACCGGTGTTTTCATCTTCAATGATTTCCAAAGTCGTTGATTGAAAAGAGAAATATCCATATCTTTATATGACTCGTCGATTGGAACAATATCATCAAACTCAGCAGTCCTTTTTGTGTGAGCCTGCCTCATTTTTTGTTCATATATTCTTTCTCTTTTTTCATCTTCAGTTTCATTATCAAAAGGACTTGAGTGAAACTGAATTGCATGACCAGCATCGACAATTCTTTCTACTTCATCAATACCATACATTCTTTCATACTTGTTAAATCGTTTTGTTGCTTCACTCATAAAAGGAATAATATCCTTGTTGGTGTTCTGAAAGTACTTATTCATTGTGAAGAAAGCAACGTGACCAACAACGTGAGCCATTACCATGGCCTGCATTGCTAAGGTATTGTCTTTCATTAGATAAGCTCTTGATGGGTCTGAGTTTATAACGACTTCTAATGGAAGACCGGCTCTAACCTTCTCATGTATGGTTCTGAGTCGTTCATAGTCACGACCATATTTCCAGTTAGAAATGTTGCCAGGGATTCGATAAGCCATGATCTCTAGCATTTTCTGATCTGGAATAATATCGAACTCAATGTCGCAGAAATCAAGTCCAAAATCTTCAGCAATTTCATAAATCCTATTCTCTATCTTTACGAGTCTTGCAAGTTCAGTCTTGTTCATTTTTTGTCCTTTCAATGTCGTCTTTTAGAATATTAAGAACAGCGAATTGGACAATGTCCTCTTCTTTCATGTTCTCAACATCAAGTCCTTTGGTTCTTGCATAGGTCACGAATGCGACAAACTCTTCTTCGGTATATTCAATGTCCCATTCGAAGTCTCCGCTTTCTAGTTCTCTTTCGTTTGTTAGTTCCATTACTTCTTCTCCTTTTCAAATAACATATGTTTCAAAGCTGGCCAAACATGTTGTTTGTTTCTAATAACCGCACAAAGGAATCTTTGTTTTTCATTTTTGTAGAAGTCAGTTTGCTTCTCACGGTTATGGAAAAATTGCCACTTCTTTTTGATTTCTACGAGAAGTGTTCTCATGGCATCTCTGAAACCAAAACCATCATCTTCATGGTCAAGATCAATTTCAACATAACCCAACATGTTGATTTCTTTCTTAAGCATAATATCAATATGCTGAACCGTTTTCTTAGGCTCAAAATCTTCACCATCACCAACATAGACACAATAAACATTCCACTCATTTAATGGGTACTCTGTGTCGATCATATAGTTTGCTTTTTCAAAAGCAGTATAACACATTGTACCACCGGTTGTATGGGTATGAAAGAATGTATCTTCATCAACTACTAGTGCTTCTGTTGTATGTTGAATGAATTTTATTTCGACATGGTCATATCTCTTTTTTAGAAACTCAGTCAACCAGAAAAGAAGGCTTCTACATAAGTACTTCTTTTCTCTACCCATTGAGTAAGATACATCCATCATTGCTATGACTACAGCATTAGAATGATATTCAATATCCTCCTCAATTTGTTTATATCTTAAGTCATCCTCATTAATGACCAATGAATCTTGGTCAGTATCAACTTCATTTTTCTGGACTAACTCGATGGCATAATTCAGATCACCGAATGCTTGGTTCAAGGCTTTATATGCCATGGGTTCATCACAACCAGTTTCTTCCATGATAGCGGCGGCCAACATGATATTTCTTTTGACTGCTTCCATCATAGTTCTTTTCTTGTGAAGTCTTGGCATGATACCTTTTTTGGAAACTGTTTCAAACTTCCAACCTTTAGGAACCATTTTTTCGGCTTTGGTTTTTTCTTCAAGCCATGGTAAACCAAGGTCTTCGAACATAATTTTGAGCAGGTAGTCAATATCGACTTCTGCTTCCATATAGTCCTCACCTCGTTGGTCACCAGGTTTCGGATCACCATCACTCTGCTGTCTTTGTTTTTGGTCAATAATATCACCGGCTTCTCCATCACCTTGTCCAACACCGGCGGTTGGTCCTTTGTTGTCACCGTGAACAAATCTATAGTCTTTCATTCCTCTTACAGGGATTCGAACTTTTCGTTTCCCTTTATTAGTAATAATTGACTCTTCACCGATAACATCACGGACATTTTTTCGAATGGCATCATCAATTTTATCTTGGTGACGCTCGGCATCCTTTTTCCCTTTTTCACTTAAGTCCCAGTCGTCATGGTATACAGTGCTCATTCGTCTTCCTTTCTTGTTATAAATCCTTGAATGGATTTTCTTTTAGCTTTATTTTTTCGAAGGTTAATATCTTCAGCATTATCTACGATTGTATGAATATCAGCCCAGGTATCAGCACCTGTTGTTATTGTATATTCAACTGCTTCGTTCTCAACTACAGTCAGTGTCACTTCTATTTTCATTTTTAAATCCTATTATTTCTAAGAATTTTTCAAACCCATGTTTTTCAATTTCTTTGCCCATTGTTTCTAATGGTGTTTTTGTTGCTATTATATAGCCCTCGTTTTGACACCAGTCACATAAGGCATAATCAACTCCTATTCTTTCCCATTCATGGTGGCAACTAGTACAGTGAAATAATGGCATTTTTATTCCTTACTATATCTATTAAGTTCTATACTTGTTTTTAGAAATTCCATGCATTCCTCGCTTGGAACTTTAGGATCAACAATTAACCGCAAAGCTATCATTGACGCAAAGCTACTTATTTTTTGTGCTTTGTGATCCTTTAATAGTTCTTTTATCAGTTCTAATTTTCTTTTATCAGAAGTCATCGTCGTCACCACCATAATTTAACTGAGGGAAGTAATGGACAATATTTCCATCTTCATCCGTAACTGTATATTCATTAGTACATCCATTCAATAACCACCACATACAAGTACCAATACTTTGAATGGCTGTGACTAACTCAATCCAAGCATTGTAAAATGATATACCTGATATGATAAGTAATCTTTTCATACCAAAGTCCAGTCAATATCCTTTTCTGCATTACCAAGAAATAATCCAAAAGCACATGGCAGAATAAGTGCGGCTGGTCCCATGTCTTTAATGAGTAACCAGATTGGATCATTGAAAAGTGCCAGTGTCCAAAAAGCGGCATTGATGAAAAATCCAAAGTTTTCTTTATAGAGTTTCATCTTGAATCCTTTCGTTGTTAAATGTATCTGTTAAATGTAATACGAGTAACCAATCACCACAAAAAAATAAAAAGAAAAGCACAGACCAAATATTGAATCCACTTGTTACAAATACTTTTATAAGAAGCAAAGTGAAAACAGTATTTATGATTTTCTTATTCATGTCTTATTATATCACAACAGGATTTAAATGTAAATTACTTCACTCCAAGTAAGAAAACCCCCGGTGACAAGCACCGGGGGTTCTTTACTCCGGTTACCCGGATAACGAGGAGGTCTATATTAGAACTCCTATTTAATCTTCCTTACGAAGTACTTCACCGATAAAGCTAAGAAGCATCGAACCACATTTCTCACAGTATCCTTTTTCCATGAGAATTTCCAGAGCGGCTTCTCTTCTCTTTTTGGACTTCGGATTTGTAGTGGTTGAGTCAGCGATTGAAAGTGATACAACATTTTTCAAATCACCCATCAACTTCTTTTCAATACCTTCTCTCAAAGGATCGTAATCCTTGAAGGTAAATTGCTTACCTTGACTCAAGAAGTCAGATTTATAAACGAAGATTCCGTTTCTAAATTCTTTCCTTGATTCCATCGGAACCCCGATAAGTTCTTCAATCGACCTCATAATCTTTTCATCTGGATTATGATACTCATCGGTAACTGAATCTTGAATCTGTTCGTTCTTACAGAAACCCTCGGCATTTGTCATGTACCTGTCAAACAGTTCCTGAGCTTGTTCATCATAGGCCCATAAGAAAGCCATGTTGACTTCTTTCTTCGCCCATTCTTTAAACTCAGAAGCTACTGACTCTTTGTTACCAGTCAATAGATTCATAAAGGTTTCTTTATCTTCGTCGGCGATACCAATGTGGTGATCGAAGTTATCTCGAAGTGCTCTAATCATGTCAATCGGATTAACACACATCTTATCTTCTTTTGCACCAAGGGCCAAGTTAAGAGCATTGATAACAAACCTTGGTGAGATACCGAACATGCCCTCACCTTGATCTCGACCTTCTTCTCTTAACTTCTTAATATCAATATCGGTCTTTTTAAACTCTGTCGGAATTTCACCATTGTAAAGTTTCATCTTGGTGATTTTGTTTGAGACCTTGGTTGACTTAATCAACCTCGAAAGTACTGCAAACTCGGCGGCTACCCTCAATGTTCCAGGGGCGATGTGGATATGGCGGAAATCAGATTCATTAATCATCTTTTCATAAATCTTGATTTCATCATCCACTCTTAAGTTCCATGGTACGAGTACTTTATACATCCTGTCATGCAGAGCCTCATTCTTTTTATCTGATTTGAATGAGTCAAACTCTGTCTGGTTGGTATGTGACAGAATCAAAGTATCAATGTACATCTGCGGGAACCCAGGTGCTTTAATCAACTGCTCTTGAGCGGCAGTGATAAGAACATAGTGAAACTTGGTATCGGCTTTCAAGATTTCGATGTACTCAATCAAACCACCATTGGCAACTTGAAGTTCACCATCGAACTTATAAGCTCTTGGATCGGTTTCACCGTGACGGGCCATTTTAGTCATATCAACTCGACCAATTAGCTCGGTAATATCCTGTGATTTTGGATCACTTGGCTGGAAAGTACCGATACACTTTCTCCGTTGTTCATTGATCTTGATCTTCTGAACAGGTACTTCATGCCATTGAACCACACCATTTTCTGTGTACTGACTATCTAACATCTGAGTACAAACGGGGCAGAGGTGACCTTCAACTTTAATTCCAAGTCGATCTTCCCAGTATGGTCGATCATCTTCTGGAATTAAGTGAAGTGGTTCTTCGTGGATGGGACAACCTGCGATTGCAAATTTTCCGGTGCAATCTCTTTCAAGACCTCGTTTAATCAAGGCTGAAATAGTTGATTTACCTGAAGATACAGGACCAACCATGATAAGAATCCTCTTACCAGTTTCAGTTCTCCTTGCGGCGGCTTTCATAAATCTCATAAGGTCATGGACCGGCTCAAGGGTTCCAAAGATTTTATCCTTGAAGAAGTTGTATTGGACTAAGTCCTCATAACCTCTTGATTTTAACTCCTCACGTACAGGTGTCGTACCCATTTTCATAATCATGTTATAGATACGGCCAGGTGAAAAATTAGCGATCTCCGGTTTCTTTTCCACTTCGCTCAAGTAGTCAAGAGCATTTCCTGTCCACTCTTTAAACTCGGTTCCTTTTTGCTGGTCGAGGATTACTTGCATAAAATCTGCATTTTTTTCGAACATAACATTTTTCCTTTCTTGTTTATTTTTATTCTGAGTTGTTTTCAATTTCTTTCGGCTCTCCAGTTATTAGCTTCATTATATCTTCCCTATTTGAAACGATGATATTTTGACTCGTTGGAGAATGAAAGTTTCTTTGTTTGGCTTCCAATTCATCATACTTATATTGTACCATTTTCTCGCGAATTTGTAAATACTTCTTATAGTTAATATTAGAAATCATTTCCTTGCTTGAGTTCGTCACAGTATTCAGAATGTTTCCAGCTACTTCTACCATTCTTGCAGTGAAGTTGCCTTGTTCCAGTTCTTGTTCTACCCTATCTAATATCCTATTCGCTCGCTCAATGTTTTCCTTAAGTACTTCCTCCGGGTCTGTATCCGAAACGAGGGTAAGACGATCTACTTCGCTCTCTATGTCTCCCATGTCGAAGACATCCGATAAATTATCTCTATTTAATTCCATGCTTTTTTGATTCCTCCTACACGGTATTTATATTATACACCAAAAATAGTAAGTTGTAAATTGTTGGCATAAAAAAAGGGGTGTAAACAAGTTACACCCCTCTTATTTTAGTTAACCAATTATTGTGGAATATCGGTTAAGGTGATCTTCTGGTAGTATTCTCTTGCTCCGAACATATGGTTGTGAATCGCATAACGACTCATCAAACCTACGGTCGGATGGAATGAATTTTCGAATACTGCTTTACTTGCGAGTAGCTGAATGTAAGGTAAGTAAATTACACCAGTATCATATTCAGATGGGCCTTTATAGCCAATCAAGAACTGATCTCTACTTTCGAAAGTATCACGGTAAACTACTAGTCTTCCGTCAAGGGAACCAATTCTGGATACACCAGTTGGTTGAGTGGTTACATCACTTGGAACCGGGGCAATTGTAAAAGCTGCCAATGTTTCAAGGATAGCAACACCTCTTGGATTACCTACTATCCAATTACCTGATCCTCTACGTGTGTTGATTGCAATGTCTTGAGTTTTACGGATGATATTGTGATATAATTCACGATAACGCTCCATCTCCCATCTACCTTTGACTCCTTGAGCTGATGCTAAGAAGTCCCAGTCGGTGTGATAACCCACTACGCCATCTACTGTAGCGTCGATAGCTGCGATCAATTCACGGTCGATTTCTTGGGTAATTTCGTAAGCTAGAATATCCATCATTTCCTCTTCGAGATCAAGACCGTGCATAGCTTTCAAGTCTTGAGCAACTTCGAGGGACCAACGGCTTCTTAGTTTACGGGTTTTTGCTTCGATTTGTACTTTTTCTACGGTCAAGTTAACTTCGCGAATATGTTGACCCGAACCTACACCAAGTCCAATATCGTCCCCTACGCCATCGCCAGCCTTAGAACCTAAGGCTTCGCCAGCGGAGGTAATATAGGAACCGGAATAAGTACTATCAATCGTATTGTAACCAAGTTCTGTAACGTTTGCTACATAACTACCGGCTGTCGTACCTGCTCTGAACCTAAGTGCAAAAGCAAGACCAACAGGTCCGGTTAATGGTTGTACACCAACGAGTTGATGGGCAACTAATTCTGGGAAAGTACGTCTAACCATCGGAACTGCGATTTTGTTAAACATACCTGAGGTTGGCCAATTAGCCAAACCACGACCGTCACCAGTACCAAATGAGTCATTACCCCAAGCAGTTTGCTCCATGAGGTAGTTGTGTTCATTCTCTAACATGATTGCAGTACTTTTCTTAATCTTTTCAGATTTAATATCACTGCCTTCACTGAGAACACCCTCCCATTTTTTGACTAGGTCTCTAACGTCCATGTTGTTTTCCTCCTTTAATATTTACTTCAATTAAAATTTACCTTCTTTCAATACTTGTACGTATTGGTTAAGGTGTTGTTTGAAGGGGCTATCTTCACTTAGACTTTCGTCTGTTTTTTCGCCTTCCTTCGAATCTTTCTTGTCTTTCTTATCTTCTTCCTCTTCTTCTTTGTCTTCGTCCTTTTCTTCTTTGTCTTCCTCTTCTTCTTCTTTGTCCTCGTCTTCTTCTTCCTCTTCTTTCTTATCTTCATAAGTTTCGAGAACTATGTCGAATTTACGGTCAATTTCTGCTCTGTCTTTTATGCCTGAAAGCATTTCAAGTACTCTCTTCTTTTGACCTTCGGTAAGACCGTCACATTTCCTTCTGAGATAAAGTTCAGCCGCTAACTCTTGTGCGTCATTGACGGTTTCAAGTTGTTTAGCAATGCTTTCATCAAGGTTACCACGAAGTTTAAGAATTTCTTCTTTAGCTTCTTTCAATAGACCTTTTACTTCCTCGTCCAGTAATCCTTCGTCAACACTTAATCTAACTTTGAATTGCTCAATTAAGTCATGGTATAACTCGCCTTTCTTTGCAAATTCAAGAACTTTGTCTGGAATAGACATTTCTTCTTCCAGTACTGAGTCGACGAAATTTGAGAACTTAGAAGTAATGTCTTCTTTATAGTCTTCAAATTTAGTTTCGTAGGACTCTACTAGCTGTTCTTTTGCTTCCTGAAGTTTGCTACTTGAAAGTTCCTGAGCCTTCACTTCGATAAGTGTTTCAAGTCTTTCTTTTACCTGGGTTTGACCATCTTCGTTAAGTTTGTTCGCACCAAGTAGTTCAAGAAGTTTGTCCATGCTATTTTCCTCCTCTTCTATTTTACTTCATTTATATTTATAATACGTACGTTTACTTACAGAAACGTACGGTAATATATGTGGTTATTATGTTTAGAGACCTTTCTCTATGTTTTCAATCACTTGCCATAGATGTTTTCTCAAATGCTCCTGAGCCTCTACGACTTGTTCTTCTTGTGTTAACTCTCTATCAGGAATTTCTATTTCCCAAGTTCTGCCTTCGTATACTCCATTAACCCATGATGGATTATTTGATGGGTCTGTAACGAGGTCCCAACAAATAAGATTGTAATCTTCATTAACATATCCATCGTCTCCGACAGTACCTAACCCTCTTGAACTAATACCCATATTACCTTCTTTAATAAGAGTCTTTGCTATGGCACCCATAGGTGTGTCAAGTACTTTTGCTCTACCATAAACGTCATTTCCTTTCCACTCTAACTGAGTGGTCAAGATAGCAATTTTATCTGGGTTTACTTCTGGGTTTGGTGGGTGTCCTAGTTCACCCCATAGAGATTTCTTGGAAACTTTATCTTGAATTTTACCAAGTTCTCTTTCCAAGATTGACTTTTTATATCTTCTCTTGTTGTTGTTTTCTAGTTCTGCGGAGCTAAAGATACCAACGATGTGCGTACCTTGAGCCTTAGATTCTGATACTTCAAAATCATGGCTAACTTCTGTGATAAGTTTTGCCTTTGTCATCATTTTTTACTCCTCTGTGTCATCCTCTTTTTCTGCCGCTGGCGCTTCTACTTCAGCATCAATATCGGCTTTGAGGTCTAACTTATTTTTTAAATGGTCATTCTTTGCTTTCTGAATTTCCTTTTGTAAAATTTCTTTAGCGTCCACAAACTCATCATTCTCAAAATGATCTAAAGCTTTTTTAATTTGTTCATTATCTACTGGCATAACAATTTTCTCCTCCTTTGTATTTATCTAATGTTAAATGTTTTACCACGAACCTCCGCCTCCCTCTTCTTCTCTAAATCCTAGCTCTTTATCTTTCTTCATACCTTCAACGTTGGCTCTGATTTCATCATCGTCCCATTTCAAGTATTTTCTCATAAGATAAGACTTACTCATTTCTTCTCTATCAGCTAATTGACTGTAGTTATCGAATCGAGTACTTAAGAAGCTCTGATCCATTTGTTCTTTATATCTCGACGGTGGATTCATTACTACTTTCACTTTTTCTTCATCTAAATCATATTGTTTTTTAAGACCTTTAAATTCTAAATGAAGTAAAAACATTTCTGTAAAATCTTTACAGAATTTTTTCTGTTGTCTTTCAAGGAACTTGCTCCACTTGATTTCATCCCTTGAAATTGTTCCGGTATCACCTTGACTGAAAATAACATCTGCTGATCTACTTTCTTGTGCGGCTTGTATTCGTGATGCCGGATACTTCAATGCTCGATAGAGCTTCCTTGCGAAGTAGTAAATATCATCAAGCTCTGTAAAGCCTGGTGAGAAACCACCAATGGATTCAATTTGACTGCCTCTACCTTCAGCGGACTGTGGTAAGTAAAAGTTTTCAAGGATGCTCATAATTTCTGGTTCGTTAGTAAGGGTACCCGAGCGAGGATCGTAAGTCTGTTTTTTACTCATTTTCTGTTTGATTTTTTCTACGTACTTTAGGGCCTTATCTCTTGGCATGTTGCCTGTATCAATTCTGAAAACGAATCGCTCGGGCGACCTTACTATTCTATATATAATTACGGACGTTTCTAGTAATTTTAGTTGGTTAAATGGGACTCTTGCTTTTTCAAGGTACCCGAAAATGTTGTACTTTGTTGATCCAAAAATACCATAGTTAACAAACCCAATCTGGTTAGGCTCAAATATTATTAAGTCATCCCCATGTCTTTTTCTTGCTTCTTCTACGGTGGCAGGTTTCTTAGGTTTTGGTTTTAAGTACTGTATGTATAATAGTACTTGAGCACTTAGTGGGTCATAAATATAATCCATCGTTTCAGATGGAAGTCTTTTGACTCCAATTAATCCATTTTTTGGATGTCTTGAATCTATAATTCTTTCATAATAAACTCTACCGTCTACCATGTAGTTATAAAAAGCTTCCCAAACAAAGTTTGGCATATCAAGCTTTTCAACGAAGAGCTTATAAAATTCTTTTCTTAAATTGTTAACGATGTTTTCGTTTTTCTCTAGCTCTTTATCAATGATTTCAAGATGAAAAACTTTTCCATCGTCGTCCTCTTGGGTTGATTCATTTACGGCATCTTCTACAACGTCAGATATTTCTGTCTGATATGCCATGTTTCTATACTCAAAAATTCTTTCTACTTCATTTTCAAACTGCCTATTAATATAGGTATTATAAAACATATTGAATGACTGTAGTCCTACATGACCAATACCGGGAATATCCATGAGATTTTCCCAACCTTCACCTCTTGTAGCTAAAGTATCTCTCAATTTTGGTTTTGGTTTGTCTTCAAAAGCTTTCATAGCTTCGTCAACTCTGTCATCGCTTTGACCCCAAGTTGTGGGGTTATACCATTTTGCCATTTCATTCTCCTTTTACACGAACATATTTATTTATATTATAGTATCTGAAAATATACGTGAATTATTATAAAGTCAACTTTTGATATTCCACCACCCTGACCTTCAATTCTAATTATATATCCTTCAGCGTTATTCTCAGCTAAACATTTAAACTCATCATTCTGAAAATAGTCTTTGAAGTCCAACTGTTTAAAAACCATTTGTGCATTATTAGGCCAAATAGTACCTGATTTTGGATCAAAACTTCTATCATCCGCACCGGTTCTAAGGTTATCTGAAATTTCATCACCGCCGCCTTCTGAGTCTATTCCAATATCCTCCAGTGTAACTATTTCCGCTTTTTTACTTCCATTATCCTTAACTTTCTGAATTATTAAATTAAAATCTGCATTATCAGCAGCAGATACTGCTTCACATCTATATCCTAATATTGCAAAATCTCTATTACCTAAGTCAACATATCCAACTTCACCATAGTCATAATTGATTGCTGAGATTCCAACGGGAATATCAATGTTACCAATTTCCCACCATTTTTTGTCTGATTGATATCCACCAGTTGTAGAAACTGTCATTGTTTCAGTATCTCCTTCAACTACTACAGCAGTGGATTCAGAAAGCGAAGAACCCGATATAGTAACGGTTCCACTTCCTGTAATTGAGTTAACATTCATCCAAAAATGTTGATTACTTAAAGCCCATTCAGAGGCTACACTACCTGTTGCACCAGTATCTTCTAATCTTAATGAACCTGTAAGTGGTACCACATCATCAACAACACCTGTCAATGGCATTGTATAAACAATAACTTGTGTTTTATCTGCTAGTAAAGCAGGATTAACAAAGAGTGATCCGCTTGTAGCATGTGAGTTCATAGGAACACCAATAATAGCTTGTCTATCAGGAGATAATGGTGGGGTTTGAGTCATTACGCCCGCTGAAACGGGGCTTACAAATAAAGGAACTCCCGCAATAAAAGCACTAGTATCAATATCTCTTACAAATCCTGTTAGTGTACCATACCCATCTGTGTTATCCGGTATATCATGTGTAGCAACTGTTGGGTTTATTAAAGTTAATGAGTCATCCGCTTTAGCTAGACCGACTAGTATTCTTGGTTGTCCTTCTGAAATAGTTACACCTGATATATATAATGGTGTGCCATCGTCAATTTGTGAACCAGTTTCATTTCTAATTGGAAGTACTGTTTCTTGACCAACTTGTATAGCCATAGCAGAAACATCATTGAAAATTCTTAAAGTATGATCTTCACCATCCCATGATAGAGTTCCTTCGTCGTATGGTGGCGCAGCAACTGGATGCGCAAGATGAAAAGCCGCGCCTGAAGTAACATTGGTGAATGCTGTTCTACTATCTATATATGCATTTTCTGCATCTTTTATCCAACTTGGATTATAACTCATTCTATTCCTCCATTATACTATGTACCAATTACTTCCATCACTAACGAATGTCATTGATTCATATTGAACTGTTAAAGTCTTATTTGCTGATCCATCAATTGTTCCTGATAGACCTTGTATTGTTATTGTGTTGCTTGAGTCAATTTTCTTGACTCTGATTATTGCTCTGTCTTTTTCTGTTAGATAAACTGTGAATGATCCACCTGTTCCATCTGCTAGTATTACATCGGCATTTGAGGCTGTTGCTTGAGCAGTTGCAGTACTTATATTTAAGTACTCTAAATCACCTGTTACTTCTGCACCTGTTGAGGTTGTTTCGAATTTCTTGTCATCATTATAATATAGCTCTGCGGCACCAGCAGAAGTTATAGCTACTCCAGTCCATCCAGTATAATTTGTAATTTCAAAAGGTGAAGTAAGCGCCCATTGCAATCCTTTGGCTGTTGTAGAAAGTACCTTGACATTTTCATAATGAAAATCAACATTACCAGTAGATTTGATTTTTATTCCAGCCCATCCGGCAGTAGTTTCAATAGTAAAAGTAGAAAGGTCGCTTCCTGTTTTTATTCCTGTTGCGGAAGTTTCAAATACTTTATTATTATTATAGTAAAGTTCAGCGGCACCGTCTGGAGCACCTTTAAAGATCGTCTGGTATGTATCGGTTGCAACTTGACCCCTCATATAAATATCTGCGCCATCGACAAGGTTGTCGATATATAAGTCATTACCAGAGAATGAGAAGTTACCTTGTGCTCCTGTATTTGCACCATATACAGCTAAGCCAGCAAGTGTTATTTGAATCTTTGAATTAGAGACAGTGGACCCACCATAATAGAAAGTCATTCCGGCGTCTCCGTCCATTGATATTCTGGTATAGTCGGTGTCGTTTGCCGTATTTCTTGTAAGGACAGCAAAATCACCACCAGCGGCATTATTTTTTATTCTCAGATTATCACCTGAAAAATCAATTGTAGCAGGAGTTGCTACGCCATCTGTGATAGATATACCAGTAGATATTGTTTCTACTACTTTACTACCCGCATAATAAAGTTCTAATGCGCCAGTAGGATCACCACGGAGGATATTATCATCATTAAGGTCGATGTGGAAGTCATTACTACCAGTGCTATCCGTAGACCAATATAATTGATTTCCTAAAACACCAATCCAGTTATATGATTCTGATCCACTAGCTGGTTCTGTATGAAAGACTGAATCGGAAGTATCTTCACCGTCCAGTATAATTGTAGCTTCTTTATTAGCAGAGTCAATTAGTAAATTAGTTCCAGTTGATTCTCCAATAACAATTTCAGAGCTAAGTGGATGAATTGCTGAAGTGTAAACAGAAGCACCAGAAGTATAAAGTGAACCAGTTAAATGAACATCTCCGCTTATAGCTAAAGATGTTGAATCAATAGAATCAACTCCAAGAGTTCCATCTATATCAACGTTGCCTTCAAATTTATTTTCTGAATTAGCACCGGCGGAGTAGAAGTTATAGTCATTAGCAAAACCAACAGTAGATTGATCTTCAATATATAAACCATATAGATTAGTTGTTGTTCCTGATGAAGTATAACCAGGTGTTTTAATTAAAGCACCGTAACCATTAGTAATGTTAGTTTCACCACTACCAGGTGCTTTTAAAATCTGGAATCGACCACCAATCATATCGGTAATTGAAAGGTTAACCATACCAGAAGCAGTAACTACATCAAAATCACCACCAATCATATTTGTGATAGTTGAGTTGTTTCCAGTTACTCCAGCTCTATTAGTAGTACCAAGGATGCTAGTAATTGAAGCACTTGCAGCAGTTGAGTTGGCAAAGTTAGATGATCCTGCTATCCAATCATGTAGAGTTGAAGTACCATTTTGAACTGTGGAGGATACTCCAACAGAAATAGCTCCTGCATCATTGGCTGCATTATCTATATTTAAGTAAATACCAGAAGCAAGGTTAGTGTAAGAAGAGTCAAAGTTTTCATCTACGTTTAAAACTAATCCATAACCTAATCCCGGAATACCAAAATCTATATCAGCATTATTACCAATTGCTGAATGACCATCAACATCAATACCACCAGAGAGTAGTACTGCAGTTGCTGTTGAAGATAATTGATTATATAGTTGTGCGTCTAAGTGATAGTACTCACTAGCTGATGGAATACCACCTTGAATATTCTTTAACTCATTGTGTTCATCCCTTGCGGCTGAAACTGATTCAACGAAAGTTCTAACTGCATATTCTGTTGGTACCGCAGAAGGACTCGCATCACTCATAGTAGAGTCATTAGAAAATTCATCAACTCTAACACCTTTTTCTAATTTGACACCATCATTGCCCGCATCAACTGCCAGAGTACTTCCATTACTATATAATCTAACAAAGGTTGTTCCGCTAGAGGAAATATCTACTCTTGCTTGATCTGATCTACCAAGTATATGTCTATTTGGTTGAATATTTAATAATTCGGCTGCATTAACATTTATTACTGCTTCGGGTACAGATGAATCTGTTTTAAACGATGTATTATTTGTATATCCAAGTTCAGTAGTACTATTGACTGGATCAATATCAAGTAATTGGAAATTATTACCAATTACCTGGCTATCTACATCAAATACTGCCAAGTCTACACCGGCTGATGTAGTTACTGTAAAACCATTTTCAGTTGTTTCAGCTACTTTACTACCACCATGATAAAGTTCAGCCGCTCCGTCTGGATCACCTTCAAATAATATTGTAGGTGTACCAGAACCATTCTCACCTGTCAATCTTATACTATCACCATGACCAGTATTATAAATTGAAGCGTATCCTGTTTCTGAAAGGATAGCAATATTTTGTGAGCTTCCTGTTAAAATACCTTTTGATTGACTTTTAAGGACTAAAGTATTGGTGCCAGGATGATACATTCTTACTTCACCATCTGGATCACCTGTTAACATTGATCTTGTTGCTGATGATGTGTTAGTACCATTTAAGAAAATCCAACCTTCCTCAACTTTATTGTCAATAGCAAAATCTGCCTGACCTATTGCTTGATGTAAATCTGTTTGACCGGTTCCACTAGGACCAAATATTGAAATACCTGTGGTTCCAGTAATAGTCTCAATTGTTGAAAGTGTTTTTTCACCCTCATGGTAAATGCTTGTTGATCCATCTGGGTCAAAAATAAGTCCGGTGGTAGCAACACCAGATGTGTTTTCTCCTGATAAAGTAAATGTACCACCATGAGTTAAGTTATTAAGAGACCAATTTCCAACTGATCCGTTATCTCTTACTTGTAATGGATTGGTACTGCCTTTAAAAGAAGCACCATATGACTCTGTGGCGAAATGTTCCACACCATCATCATAAAGTTGGCATGTGCTGTCAGTAAACACAGCTACATTCGTACCACCAGATGTAGTTATTGTAAAACCATTTTCTGTTGTTTCAGCTACTTTATTACCAGCATAGTAAAGTTCGGCTGATCCTTCTGGATCACCTCTGAAAACTGTCGTTGGGGTGTTTGAATTATTATTACTACTGATTTCCCATGATCCACTAGGCGCAATATTCTCTAGTAGAGCATCTGGATAGCTAAGACTAAATCCTACATGGTCGTTATCTGTGTCATGGTAGAATCTGTAATATCCAGCCGCATTATTAAAAAGGGATAGACTAGTATCACCCGCACCCAATATCTGTACTGCATCACCACTGTTGTTTTTAACTCGGAAAGTAGTTGCGCCAAAGTGTAACTGGCAATTATATCCGGTTGTGCTACCGTAAACCCTAAATCCTCCGACCTCAGTTACAAATGCCTGTAATCCATCGTGATATCCAACGACTGATCCTTCTGGGTTTAGAAGTAATGAATGTTTCTCAACACCAGATGAATCTCTCACTTTAAGATGGAGCTGTTGAGAATTTTCTGTTGATATTATTTCATTATATCCAGATACACTGCAGTGAAAGTCAAGACCTTCACCTGAATCTGCATAAACAGTTACACCGTCTGCGGTTGTTTCAAGAGCTTTAGCACCATCATAGTAAAGCTCTACTGGTCCACCATCTGTAATTGCTATAGCGGCAGATGGGCTTGTAAGTGGATGAATTGCTGAAGTGTAAATAGAAGCACCTGAAGTATAAAGTGATCCTGAAATATGAACATCACCACCAACTGTAATTGTATGAGGACCAACATCCCAATCTCCTTCAAGAGGAGTTGTTCCATCTTGTCTTAGATAATCAGCGGCAACAGAAGCACTTACTGATACTACTTGTAAATCTGTATATTGATTGGCTTGGAATAGGGCATTAGCTGAGGTAGCATCAGCGTATGAACTAGCTGAGGCTAAGGTAGCCGCATCGCCTGCATCGGCATATGACTGTAAGTTAGCAGAGGCCGTATCAGTATAAGAATTAGCAGAAGCTAAAGTAGCCGCATCGCCTGCATCGGCATATGACTGTAAGTTAGCAGAGGCCGTATCAGTATAAGAATTAGCAGAAGCTAAAGTAGAGGCATCGGCTGAGTCAATATAAGTCTGTGAAACATGAACAGAAGCCGAAGCAATATGATCGTTCAGAGTTGTGTTTATATCAGCCGCACTTGACTCTATACTTGATAGGGTAGAGTCAATTTGTGCGTGAGTATTTGTTCCAATACTTTGTATATTTACGTGGTCTAATCCACCTTGTATTACTGTTACTTCATCGGATGTTATTTGAATTGTTGTATTATCTGGATTGACTGCAAATGTATTTGGTGTTGGTTCTATAAGACCGCCACCTGCAGAAACGCTTAGTACTGCATTATCTACATATTGTTTTATTGCTAAGTGGTTATCAGCGGATGGTGAAACACCACTTGCAGGAACTGTGAAATACCAATTATTTGTAACAACTACCGGACCACCGGCACTTGGAATTGCTGCAGATGGGAAATTTGAATCTAAGTAATATTTTGTAACTAAATCGGAATCAGCAACTGGTGATATACCACCAACTGTTCCAGTGAACGCTCTTGTTCCATCTGCTCGTGAGTACTGTGTATGATCGTCGTCCCCAAGACCACCAATACTACCATGATCTACTTCATCTTGTTTAACTGTAACAGCATCGAATAGTATTTCAATGCCATTACCTGGGTTTACATTAAGAACATTATCAGGTGATTCTATTAAACCCTCACCAGCGGATATACTTGCTACTGATGTATCTACATATTCCTTATTTACTAAGTGCTTTCCTGCGGATGGAGCATTACCACATGGTGGGATAGTAAAGTTCCATGCTCCTGTAATAACTTCAGCCGCTGATACAGATGGATACCTTGGGTGATCGTCAAACTTAAGTCCTCCCATAGTTCCATGATGTTTGATATTAAATATATCAATATAAGTATACTCTAGTCCATCGGCGTAAATATCAAATTTTGTAGTTGATGCTACATAATCAGTATCATCTACCCAAAATTTGAATGTACCATAACTATCACTTGATAATTGTGGTGCCGCTGAAAGCGGTGTGGTTGAAGTGTTGCTAGTGTATACTATGGCAGTTTGAAGTCTATTGGTTCCGGCTACATAGATATAAATATCTAAATCTGATATTGCGTTTCCCCAAGTATCTCTAGCTCTGCCTTGAAGTTTATAACGAGCCATTTAGAATACTCCTCCGTGACCTAAGATGAAGTCAAGTACTAGTTTATACTGTGGCCATGCTTCATCCATTGTCTCTATTTCAAAATATAAAATTTCTGTGTTGTTGTAGAAAATTAGTCTTGGCATTTTAATCTCCTAAGCAAAGTGGTATAACTTCTAATTCTGTACAGTGATTGTAAGTATATCCACTTTTATATAGTTCCCATATCACATTATAGTATCCTGCCGCACTTGTAGTCATTGAACCAACAATTGTTGAAACCGAATTATTAATAGTAAAGGCAGGTTGTCTTGGTACTTTTGTATTGCCTAGTTTGTCTTTTATTGTAACGTAGGCGGCGCTTGGAGCAAAGTCTACACCATCATTATCTTCAATAATTAATTGAATTGCTCTTATCTCATTTATGTTTAGTTCTTGATAAGTTCTATCTGCCATTTACTTTCTCCTGGGTTTTTTTGCTCTGCCCCTATTTCTCATAACATTCCTGAATTTATTTATCAATGTTGTCTTTACTTTCTTACTGAAATCTTTATGCCATGTAGAAATAACAACCTTATTTACTTGATCTAATGGTACTTCCTCTAAGCTTTTTATATAATAGCTTGGTTTAAAAAAATATCTTCTTACTGCTACTTTTAGCCATGGGTACTTTCTCTTTACTAACTCCCATGTAAATTTTGTATTTGTAGATGATTGTAAAAGTTTCATCCAGTCATTTACAAATCTTTTTCTAACTGATCTTGGAATGTAAGTGAAATTAATTCCTTGAAAGAATCTCCATTGATGTCCGGTAGTTGGATGGGTTCCTTCTAAAGCGTACATAAGAATGATTGTAGGATGTGGATCATTCTCCCATGCTTGATATTTGAAAGTATAAAAGTGGCCAGTTTCCATCATTACACCTTTATACTTCTTTTTATATTGTCTTCTTATTGCCATTATTCACTCACGTCTAATACAAGTACTTGTGGTAAAAGATTCATTATATAGGCTACGTTTAATCTTGTATTACCAGCCATTATAAATTCACCCTTTTTACCTTTTAATATAATAGGAATTGGCATTTTAGCATTAGATTCAAATCCTTTAACTATTCTATCTACATCTCTTGGTCGTTGATAAACACTTACCATACTTTTTACACCCGGTATGTCACTGTTAAGTGCTACGTTACCTATCCTTTCAGCCTCACCTTGGAATAACTTTTTCACTTTGGCCTTTTTAAGTGCTTGAGTAAATTCAGGAAATCCTTTAAACAAAGGAAACCTAGCTCCTATTGACTGAGCACGTGTTTTCCATTTCATATCTTCTTTCTTTTTATACTCAGCAAAATCAGACTTAAGTGATTCTGGTGTATAGTTTACCCAGTTGGTATATCTTTCTTGCTCGGATAAGTAATCCAAATACCTCATTATTTAAATCCAATGCCTTTAAAGATACTATGTTTTTTACTTGCTTTTGTCTTGGCGGGTTTATCAGCAGGCATTTCATAACCAATTTCTTTAAGAGCATTTTGTAATCTATATACAGAATCATTGACACTTTGTTTTGCACTTTCTAATTGTGATGTTATTGCATTATCAACCTCATAATCAACTAGAAAATTAATAAACTTGTCTATGTCCTTATTAATACTCTTAGCCTTTTTTATAGAATTTGACTCAAGCTTTTTCAGTGCGTTGGCTTCATTTAATACACCTAATGCTTCATCAATTTTATTTAATGTTTCCATTATTCTACTCCAAAATTATTTTCTAACCAGACATTTATGGCTTCCATCATATCATCTTCCATTTTCATTATTTGCATTGGATCCATATCACCATACTGAACTTCTTTAAATTCTTTTGCTACAACAGCCCAGAAAGCATCTTGTGCTTTCTGCATTACTTTACTAATTCTGGCTTGTGGTACTTTTTTCGTTTTAAAATATCTTGATTCATTGAATATTTTTTTATAAGCTTCTTGGATTTTTTCTTTTTCGTCCATTGTTATCTCCTGTTGCTATTTCTTAGACAATTTTAACTTTAATCTTTTTTTCAGTTTGTCTATTAATGGCTGACCAATTTTCATTTTACTAAACTCTTTATCAAATTCATCCATTATTTTTTCATCAGATAAATGATTTCTCCAATTTTTGTCTTGTTTTTCCATGACTTTCCATACACCAGTTACTATGAGATTTATAACAGCATCATTCATAACGCCTTTTATAGCATTACTCAATTTATTTTCATTTATCAAATACTTATCTACTCTGTCCATTTTATCTCCCGAACATTTCATTTTCAGTTAGAAGCTTGAAGTGATAACCAAGTTTCTTGCAGTACTTTTGAGCCGCATTGAACTTAGCTTGGTTGGTAACCCATGTAGCTTCTTGATATAATTGTGTTTTCTTTGATTGACCACGAGTCTTCACAGGTGGTTTTGTTTCTTTATTTGGTTTTACTTCTATAATATATTTTACTGGTTGCTTCTTACCATTGAGTATAGTTGCAAAGTAATCAGGATAATATCTTCTATTCTTTTGTTGGATTGGATCATAATAATAAATTATATGACCTTCACTTGACCAGTTAATTACTTCTGTATTACAGTCAAGCCATTGGCACATCATTCTTTCCCATGAGCTTCGAACAATAATCGGGTACTTACCAACATACTTATTTGGGAATCTTGGTATAAACTTTTCTAACTTCTTCTTTTTATACCTCTTTATCATATGAATTTTCTTACTAATTTACCCGTGGATGTTTTCCCGGATTTACTCATCCTTTTAGACTTCTTTTTATATCTTTTGTATGATGCTGTTTTTCTATATCGTTTGGCTTTTATTTTTATTTTATTTCTATTTTTCTTATATGATCTAGCTCTCTTACGTTTTTCAGCGGGACTTATTCTAACTCTTTTAACTTCATCAATTTCTTCTTCATCTTCACCGGCTAATTCATCTATGATGCCAACGAGATTATCAGATTGCCATTCAGATAGTTTATCAGGATCAAGCGTGACTAAAAAGTCATACATCTTTTCAAGTAATTCACCATCTTCTAAATATTCAAGTTGGTCAGTGCTTGATACTACACCATCTTCATCATTAAGATGGCTCATTATTTTATCTTCTATTCTCATTTCTTATTCTCTTCTTTTTTCTTTACGTTTTTTCTTATACCACCTTGACCGCCTCTTGTTCTGTGGTATCTTACTTTTACTCTACCTGTTGGAGTTTTAAATCTTTTAGCCATTCTTGGTCCTAGTTTTTTACGCTTTCTGCCTTCAGCAGACCGTTTAAATAGGACTCTCTTTCTCTTGATTCTTGTTCTATTTTTACGAGTGTACTTTCTTGTGTACTGTCTTCTTTTAATAGATGATTTCTTTGCTAATTTGGGACGTCTTTTCTGCTGTTGTTCAGCTAAATCATCGTCTTCCTCTTTAAATTCTAGCTGGTCTAAAATACTAACTACTTCTTCAATTTGTTCATCTGAAAGTGAGTCTGGCTCTAGTGCTATAATAAAATCAACTACTCTATTGAATAAATCTTGATCTTTGTCAAATTTGAGTTCGGTTGGTTCATCAAAAATATTCTCAATTTTTTCAAGAACATCGTGCATTACTGCTCCTTATACTTGTGCCGGTGCTTCTTCTGGTGGTGCTCCATCTTCTGGTGGTGCATCAAATCCTGGTTCGTCCGGCCTTACACCTCTTGGTTCAAATTCATGGCGTTTTAACATCGGTACAACTTGACTGCCTCTATCCATGGCCGCAACAACACTTCTAAGTGCAAGTATAAATTCACCATGTTCTTTACTCATATCAACAAGCAGTTGATTAAGTTTTCTTTGAAAGACAGGATTGTCATCAATCTCGTCAACTCTCTTTTCTATATCTTCTATAAATTTTTCAATCTTATCATCTAGCAAGTGAAGTTTTGGTTTTAGTTTTGTTTTTGATTCTACTAGATAATCTTTGAATTTGTCACTCATAGTAATCCACCTTCTTCTAATTTTTTAAGACTATTTATTGTTTTGTCGTCCAGTATATCCATTATTTGATCTCTTTCTTCTTGAGTCATTTGCATTAATTCATCAACAGTGAAACCAGACGCAGTTACTCCTTTCCACACCTTGTCGTGTTTTTCGACTTCAGATATATAATTATCTAATCTATCCAATAACATTTTGTATCTCCTTTATAATGGCGGTCCTGTTAACCCGACTACTTTTTTCTTTATAGCTTTTTTTCTTTCTTTCCTCATTTTCTTTTCTAATTTACCAGGATTTTCAGCGTAGTATTCATCCGGGTGTTCTTTCTTCCATTTTCTGAATCCTTTTACGAACTTACCACTTATTAACAGTAACCATATTAATCCATAGACTATAATGACTCTGGAATTTACATCACCAGATTGTCTAATCCATTTATCTATTTCAAGCCATACAGTCAAGGCAGGATAAAATGATAATGCAGGAAAAGCTTCTCCTTTAATAAGGTCCCAGTAATGCGACCAATCTTCATTAAGTTCCGATGACTCTTTTAGATTGGCTCTGATTGCCTTTTTTAAATCATCTACGCCTCTGTAGTTTGTACCATACGCTTTATTTATTGCGGATAGAACATGTTGTTGGGTCATATCATCTTGTTCTTGAAATATTCCAACGAATTTTTTGAAACCATCCTTAAACATTTTTAGTACTGTGTTAGCCGGTTTGCGGGCTATTTTTTTGAGAGTGTCAAGAATTACGTTTTCATTAATGTCTTGTTCCTTCAAATAATTATTAAATTTCATGCGTTTTTCTCCAAGTAGATTCTATACTATTTATTGTATATTTAGTAATTTTGTATAAATATTTGTTGAGTAATAAGCCCGGAGGAAATTACAAATGAGATTAAGAGGTTATCTTACAGAATTAGCTAGTGAGTATGGAAAAGGTATTACATTTATTGATATTGACGAAACAATTTTTAGAACGTTTGCTATGATATATGTGCTGGATAAGGAAACAAAGGAAGTAAAAAAGAAATTAAATAATCAGGAATTTAATACTTATAAATTGAAACCGGATGAAGAGTTTCAGTTTAATGAGTTCAGGGATGCCGAGCTTTTCAATAAGACCTCTGTTCCAATACCACAAACAATCAAAAGAATTAAAAGGATGTTCCAGAATATAGATAAACGAGGATCAAGAGTTATACTACTAACCGCGCGCGCTGATTTTGATGATAAGTCAAAGTTTCTTGATAAGTTCCGCGAGGTTGGATTACCTATTGACCAAATGTATGTTGAGAGAGTTGGTAATTTCCAATCAAGGCCAGAAATTTACAATAGAATAATAAAGAATCAAGGACAACCAAAGAGTACTGCTGATGCGAAAGCAAAAGTAATAACAGATTATCTATCGACTGGTGAATACAGAAGAGTTCGACTAATTGACGATGATGCAAAAAACATAAAGGATTTTGTTGCTCTTCAAAAGAAGATAGAAAAGAATAAAGCAATTCAGGATAAAGTAAAACAAATACATGGAATACCAGAGGATGAAACATTCCCACCAATCCAATTCTTTGGATTATTTGTAAAACCAGATGGATCACTAAAACGCGTAACAGGATAAAACAAATATGGCGGTTCTGGAAGACGTTAAAGTATTACTTATAGAGGATAATGAGGACTCAGTAGCAATAATTAATGAGATGCTTGAACAAGCAGAGTTCACAAAATTTGACGTAACTGATGTCGAAACATTAAAAGAAGGCATAGATTTTTTAACTGATTGTTTTTTTGATGTTGTTATGCTTGATATGATATTACCGAATAGCGCTGGTATTGAAACGTTTGTACAATTAAATAAGCATTGTCCACAAGTACCTGTGGTTATAATTTCTGGTTTTGAAGAATTAGGATGTGAGGCTGTCAAAAGAGGAGCACAAGACTTCTTACCAAAAACAGAATTGAGCACTGCTTTAATTGTAAGATCACTTAAATATGCTATTGAAAGAAAAAGATTGGAATCTGAGGCTCTAAAACTTAAAAAAATGTATCAAGAAATTGTTGAAAGTACTCATGCAGCAATCTATGAAATTTGCTTTAGAAGAGATAGGTTGACTTACGTAAATGACGTTTTATGTAATCTTACCGGATATAGTAGAGAAGAGTTAATGAGTATGAGTATAAGTAATCTACTCACAGAAAATAGTAAAAATGTTTGGCTTCGAAGGTATCAGGCATTATTGGATAAGAAGCCAGTATCAAGAACTTTTGAATATGAAATTAGAATTAAAAATGGATCAAAAGTTTGGTGTTTAATTACAGCAAGTTATAAAAGGGATGAAAATGGTGTACCCGTTGGAGCAAGAGTAATTGCACTTGACATTACAGAAAAGAAAATGGCTCAGATGGAAGCTCAGTATAAAGAGGAACTGGTATATAATGAATTAGAAAAGAAGCTGCTAACTTGGAGAAAAGAGTCTTTTGTTAATAGACAAATCCAAGAACGACAACTAGAAGCCATGGATATTCGTATAATGTCTATGTCCAACGGGATGACTCAATGACAGATCAACTAGATTTTATAGATAAGTTGTTCGATACACTTAAAGAAACAACTGATGATAATACTAGGACGTTACAGAAGCTAGTAGAACAACAAATTTCATTAGTAAGTACTGTTGAAAAATGGCCGATACCTGAGATCAAGCAAGATATAAAAGACCACGTAGTGTCTGCATATAATGAAAGAAAATCTATATCAGAAAAAATAGACGACTTATCTAGTAAAGTAAAACTTATGATTGGTGTTGTTGCAGCTGCGGTTGTTCTTACCGGTGTAGTATATATAATTGGTAGGTTTGTAATTGATTATCATATACCTAAACAAGAAATGAGTACTATTCAAGAGGGGATTAAAAAAGAACAACAACATGAGCATAAGGAACTTATAGAAGTGATTAGAGAAGAAATAAAAAAAATACATCCGGAGGTTGACAAAGACGGATAAGTACGATAAATATATATAAGAAAATTTAGTGGGGGAAAATTGTATGAATATTAAGAAGATGTTAAAACGCGAAGCGGATGCGCTCGCGAAAGACGATAATATCGGTAGGAGAACAGACGCTACCGATTTTTCTATGTCTATAAAATTTAGAGATGGTCATATCCATCATGTGTTACCAGATAAGCAACAAGCAACAGAACTTGCCCAAGACTTGATAAGTCATGTTAATGTTGACATGACTCCTACCGATAAGTCAAAGCAACCACCAAGTCAAGTAGTATTCAAAAACAGACAAGCAATAGGAGATATACTAACCTTTACTGCGGGTGTTAGAGATTTTAAGAACACGTTTCCTAATACCAAAGTTGGAGTAATTTCCACTGCCTCGCATATATGGGATAATAATCCATATATAGATCATCAATTTAGAGAGTCAGAGTCAATAGTGGAAATCGGTCCGGGGTATTTGACAAATAAATCAAATACTTGGAACTACCACATGTGTAATGCTTTTAGATTAAGCATGGAGCAAAAGCTTGGTGTTCAAATAACTCAGGGTGACACGAGGCCGGATATATGGTTAACAGAAGAAGAGTACCACAGAAAACCACTTATTGAAGGACCATACTGGGTTATAATTATTGGTGGAGAGCCTGGGTGGACAGCTAAAATGTGGCCAGAGGAAAGATGGCAGGAAGTAGTTGACTCAATGCCAGAAGTTCAATTTGTCCAGTTAGGTATGCAAAGACATCCATATGCTCACTTGAAAAATGTAAATGATTATATTGGTAAAACAGAGCATAGAGATACAGGAATCAGAGATTTATTCAATATCTTTTTACATGCTCAGGGTTCTGTTGGATTGGTTTCGATGCACATGCACTTAAGTGCTGCTTTTAATAATCCATGTGTAGTTGTTGCTGGTGCTAGAGAGCCGGCTCACTTCACTAACTATATGGGCCATCAATACATTCAGACCAACGGCGCGATACCAGAATGTGCGACACATAAGGCTTGTTGGAAAACTTCACTTAAGCCTGGTGGATGTAGTAATCACAAAGATGGTGTGCCTAAGTGTGTTGATATAATTCATCCATCTGATGTGACAAATGGTATCAAGAAGTACTATGATGGTGGTAGATTACAATATGGTAAGAAGATAAGAAACACATTTTTTAAGAATGTTGTTAAAGAAAAGAAAGTTTTTGTAGTGCCTACAACTACTCCAGTAGATAATAAGTTATTGGAGACACATGGATTCCAATGGGGTGGTGGAAGCATAACTGATAAGGATTGGATTTTCTTAAAAGAAATTTTTGAGAAGGAAAAGGTTGAGACAATACTTGAGTTCGGTGCTGGTCTTTCTACTTTACTATTTGCAAGCACTGTAAAAAGTGTTGAAACTTATGAAACTCAGCCAGGATGGATTAAGAAGATTGGTGATATGGCACCAGAAAATTCAGTCATAAAACACTGGAATGGTAGAATTGTATCTGAGCCATTGAAAGAAAAATATGACTTCGCTTTTGTTGACGGCCCGGCGGGAGGTCCAAATAGAGAATGGTCAACTGAGTATGCTTCGAAGCATGCTGACTTAGTAGTAGTCCATGATGCTGGAAGAAAAGAAGAAAGGATGTGGCAGGCAAAATATCTTGAACCAGAATTTAACTTAGCGGCTAAGGGTGGACATCGTTGTCATTATTGGAAAAGAAAGACTGAAGTTTCAGTTGACACAAGTAAACCACTTGCCCGTATGGTCACAACAACCAGAGGATGGGGCGGTAGCGAACGATCAACAGTTAAAATAATGGGCATGTTACAGGATAAAGGATATAGAGTTGACTTGGTACCAACCGGAAACATTTCGGGTGAGTACTTAAAGAATATTCCTGAGGGAGTTAATACAGTCAAGTGGGAAGAACTTGCTATGCCGTCAGATATAACTGTACTCTACTGCAGTGATACAATTTGGAATTATAATAAACCACAATGGGATATTATGGAAGAGCTTAGAACAGATAGGAAAGTAATGATACTTAATTATCAGCTTGGTGGAGCCGGCAATGTGCCTTGGACTATTGGATGGGATAAGTATATGTTCTTAAACAGTACTAAGGAACAAGAATTATTAGATAGGATTCCAGATGCTTATACAAAAGTGCTTCCACCACCCACTGACTTGACTGAGTTCTTAAAACAAAAAGTAGATTATAATTATCCGTTAAAACTTATAAGACATAATTCACAAGGTGATGCTAAACATCATCCAGATACAAATGCTCATATTCGAGAAATTATGGGCATTGATTCGGCGATTGAGTTTCACTATATGCCAGCGAAGAGTGATATGATGGATCATCCACAAGTATATAAATATCCTAAAAATAAACCACCAGTATATGAGTTCTTATCAAAAGGAAACTGCTTTTGGTATCATTTACCAGAAGGTTATCAGGATCAAGGACCACGAGTTATAATTGAAGCCATGGCCTGTGGGATGCCAGTAATTGCTGATAACAGATATGGTGCTAAAGATAGAGTAACTCCAGAAACTGGGTGGCTCTGTGAGTCATGGGATGACTACTTGAAAGTAATCAAGGAAATTATAGAAAACCCAGAAATTTTAAAGATCAAGGGTGAGGCCGCAAGAGAATACGCTAAAAAGGAATACGTCGCAGAAAAATGGGTAGAGGAGATTTTAGGTGAGAACATCATATAAACAAAATGACTTCGGTGAAATATTTTATAGATTAGTAAGAACTTATAAGCCTGAAACTGTAGTAGAGTTGGGAATACTTGATGGATACAGTACTCTTCATATGCTAAAAGGAATACAGATGAATGATTATGGTCGTCTGTGGGGATATGATCTATGGGACGACTATGACTATAAACATGGAGACATGGAACAAGTATATGAAATGCTTAGAGAACATGGTGTGAGTTCTTATGTCACTCTGATGAAAGGTGATGCCTTTGATGTACATGATGAGTGGGCTGATAGACAAATTGATTTCTTACATGTTGATATTAGTAATGATGGAAAAGTGATTAGAGAAATTATGGAGCTATGGCACCCAAAGGTTAATGGAATGATTGCGTTTGAGGGTGGATCATACGAGCGAGATAACGTTGAGTGGATGGATATGTATGATAAAGAGTCAATAGTTGAGGAACTTAGAACTAATAAGTTGATTAATGAGAATTATGTTTATTATACTTATAAGGAATTTCCGTCAATGACTATAATGTTTAGGAGATAATTATGAGATGTGTAGATGAATATCATCAGTTTTATGAACAGAAAAGAATGTGGGAAAACACATATTGGTTAGGTGTTCCTATGTGGAAATTGCCATTTGATGCTATGGTAATTCAAGAAATTATATATGAAGTTAAGCCAGATTGTATAATTGAAACAGGTACTGGTCATGGTGGGTCGGCTGCTTTCTATGCGAGTATTTGTGAGTTAATTGGACATGGTAAAGTAATTACAATTGATATTGAAAATAAAGTTAGAGAACTAAGTCATTTACCATCAAAAATACGAAAGCGAATAATAACACATCATGGTAGCAGTATAAATCCACTTAAGTTTAATAGAATAAAAAGCAAATGTAATGATATGAAGAATTTAGTTATACTTGACTCATGGCATTCTTATGACCATGTATGTAAAGAACTTGAAATGTATGAAGAGCTCGTGCCGGTTGGATCATATCTTATAGTTGAAGATACTCATGTAAGTGGTCATCCTGTACATTGGGAACATGGTAAGGGGCCATATGAAGCAGTTGAGTGGTTTTTATCAACAAGAGATTATTTTGAACCACAATACTGGTGTGAAAAATATATAATGACTTTCAATCCGAAAGGTTACTTGAAGAGGATAAACTAATGGAATGTAGAGAGAATATACCACTATTTAAAGTGTACATGAATAATGAAGTAGGACCACTAGTCAACTCAGTACTATATTCTGGGTGGATAGGACAAGGTCCTAAAGTAGAAGAGTTTGAAAAGAAATTAGGTGATGAATTTGAAAATGAAAAAGTGCTATCTTTATCTGCAGGTACTCATGGATTGAGTCTTGCTTTAAGATTGGCTGGTGTCGGTCCGGGTGATGAAGTCATAACAACCCCACTAACATGCACCGCAACGAATGTTCCAATACTCATGCAAGGTGCGAAGATTGTCTGGGCCGACATCAAGCCAAATGATTTGAATATTGACTACAGAAGTATTAAGTCAAGTATCAACGGTAACACAAAAGCAATAATGGTAGTACATTGGGGTGGCTACCCATGTGATATGAAAGAAATTTATGAAATAGCACAAAAAGCTAATATAAAAGTTATAGAGGATGGTGCTCATGCTTTCGGTTCAATTTATAAAGGAAGCGTAATAGGTAGTTGTGCTTACTCTGATTATTCAATGATGAGTTTTCAAGCAATTAAACACTTGACTACAGTAGATGGAGGAGCACTTTTCTTAAAACATATTAAGGATTATGAGCGAGCTAAGTTATTAAGATGGTATGGAATTGATAGAGAGAGTCCCAGAAAGGATATGAGATGTGAAGAAGATATTTCAGAGTGGGGATATAAGTATCATATGAATGACGTATGTGCCACAGTAGGATTAGCTAATTTTGATGCAGCGGTAGAAAATGTTATGGCTGCGAGAGGTAACGCTAGATATTATAATCAAGAATTGACTGGTGAGTCAGGTGTTGAAGTTATTCAAACTAAGCAGGATAGGCTTTCATCTTATTGGATTTATACATTATTGGTAGAGGATAGAACTTCTTTTGCTCACATGATGGGCACAAGAGGAATATCAGTTTCAAGAGTACATGAAAGAAATGATAAACATACATTTACAAAAGAGTATAGAAAAAACTTACCAGGATTGGAATCAGTTATTGATAAAATGATTTGCATACCAGTTGGATGGTGGGTAACAAAAGAAGATAGAGAATACATAGTAGATACTATCAAAGGAGGATGGTAATGGAGAAAGTATATAAAATTCCAGAAAGTGTAATGGCCGAGATTTTAAAAATTGTTAACTCTTTGCCTTATGGTCAGGTAGCACAACTGGCAAACACTTTAGGAAAATTAATTAATGAGCAAAGTGATGAAACAAAATTGAAAGATGAAGGATAAATACATTCAATGAATTTAATTTGTTACGACGGATTGTGAAAAATACACAATCCGTTGTTTGCGTTTGGAGGGAGGATAGGAAATGAAAACTTTTAAGCATTCTGGTGGTGGTGGAGATATGTTGTATGGTCTTGCTACCATGTATAATTTAGGTGGTGGTAAGATATTTTTAAACTTAGATCATACAAAAAAGTTCTATAAGTCACTACTGGATAAACAGCCTTATATAGATGAAGTCAGCTATGGTATTAAAGAGAAAGTTGACTATGATCTGGATTTATTTAGGCAGCAAGATTATAATCGGTTTACTCTATTAGAATGTCACGCCATGGCATTTAATTTAAAATTTGATTTCACAAAACCTTGGCTTTTTAATATAAAGCCAAAACATGTTGCTGATATAGTTATCAATGATACTGGTAAATTAAGATGGGAAGGGGTCACAATTGATTGGGAACAACTGAGAGGTTTTGAAGATCGAGCGGTATATATTGGACATCCCCATGAATATAAAAACTTTTGTAGAGATAGAAATTTTAATATCCAGAAAGTTGAAATTAAAGATGCATTGGACTTTGCTAGAATCATAAAAGGTTCAAAACTCTACCTCTGTAATCAGTCTACTGGTCTATCATTAGCAGAGGGAATGAAGGTTCCGAGATGCGCTGACTTATATCTTGGCAGATCAAAACAATATCCAAAAGGTGAGAATGGTCATTATAAGTTAACAAAAGAGTTAATTGAGAGGTATTTAAATGGGTAAATTATTTTTGGTAATGGGACCAGAAAGTTCGGGCAATCATTTAACATCATTAGTATTACAAACAATGGGATGTTTTTGGAAAGAACCTCAAAAGTTAAACATAGATGTGTTTATAAGAGGTGAATGTTCTTTAAAAGATATTACAGATAATGAAAATATTGTTTTAAGAAGAAGCGTTCCTAATGGAAGACAATGGGTTGATCCTATTTTAATATCTAATTGTTTTGATAAGGAAGGATATAAAACATATACAATATTATTAAAAAGAGAATGGATGGCTACTTGTCTTTCAAATTATTATCATAGGTGTTCAACTGTAGAAGAAGCCTGGGATACATTAATTAAAGCTGAACTTCATATAGCAAAATATATGGCAGATATTGAAAATTTCTATATTTTAAACACATCAACTTTGATGAAAGACCCTGAGCCTGTTGTTAAAGGGATTGAACTATATACTGGGCTTAAGTGGCCAGATGGGGTTCCATATGAATCTATAATAAAAGACTCGGATATCGGAAGACATCAATCATTACTCGATCATGGATTCAAATCAATAGGTAGGAAAGAAATCCAAAAATATATCGGAAGACCAAACCCTCTGGTGATAAGATAATGTGTGTAATATCACACAAATATAAATTGATATTTATAAGATGTAGAAAGTCTGCTAGTACAAGTATTCAATATGCATTGTCATGTGCTTCTGGTCCTTATGATATAATTACTAAATTTGATGATAAGGATATAGATAATTCTAAACATGAAAAAAATAATTGGTGTTATATTCCAAGTACTAAAGCAGTTTTTTATAATCATATTCCTGCTTTTAGAGTGAAAGAAATGATAGCACATATGGATAAAAGTATATGGGATACTTATTTTAAATTTTGTGTGGAAAGAAATCCTTGGGATAAAGCTATATCTGAATATTATTATAGTTTAAGACCTGGGAGCCAGTATTTAGGTATGACAGCAAAAGAATTTATAATGCATTCAACTTTTCCGAGACATTCTAGTTGGAGATTTTATACAGATGAGGAAACACAATCAAAAGTAATAGTTGATAAAATTTTTAAATATGAAAATTTAAATGAAATGACTGAATATTTAATAAAAAATTGTGGTCTTCCAAAGGATTTTAAATTACCAGAATATAGATATAAAGCATGGACTAGAATAAATCATAGTCATTATAGAGAAGTTTTAGATGAAGATTGTAAAAATAGAATAACAAAAGTTCATAAAAAAGAAATAGATTATATGGGGTATGAATGGTAGCAAAAAGTAATAAAATATTAGAACAACAAGTAAATGATTTAAATCCCTGGTATCAATGTATAGATTTCGGTAATGGAATTATTACTAATGATTCAACCACAGGAACAGCAGAACAAGTTTATCAAGATATTAGATCATTTCTTTTTGAAAATTTAGAATTAACAAGATTTTTGGATATAGGATGTAGTGCGGGGTACTTCATTACAAGATTAATACTTGATGGTGCAAATAATTGTAGAGGTATAGATATAAATCCAAATTCTATAAAACAAGCTAATTTAGTTAAATCATATTTTTTAAAAAATAAGAAGGATCATAACATTAAATTAATTTGTGATAAGTATGAGGATTTTTTAACAAATGAGCCTCATACCACAAGATACCATGCAATTATTGCTTCATCAGTTTTATATCCAAGAACATTTAGATCAACAATGGATGAAGAATTTTTAAAAGATTATTTCTATGTAAGAGCTAAATTATTAACAGATAAAACATGGAATATTATAGCAAGATGGAGAAATGAGAATAACTGTAGAAATGGTGATATATTTTATGAGCAGTTACAAAAATTTGGTTTCCATGAAAATGGGAGAAAAGAACTATGTAATCGTACTTTAGTAAGGTATCAAAAAACTGGTAATTTAAGATTAGCTAATAATCATCATATGGTATTTGATGATTATAAAACGAGGGGATGGAATGAAATTATAACAGTGATTGCAGGTTGTAAAAATTTAAGATTATGGAACCGATTGGATAAAACAAAGAGAAAAGATTTAAGTAATTTTATTACTTATGTATCTCCTAAAACATTAACATATAGAAATTTTTTGAAGAATAATATATATAATTCAAATACTGAAATGGAATTTTTAGAAAATCATAAACCAAAATTATTTAAATCAATAAAAGAAATTGGAATAGAACAACCACCAGTTATAAGAGAAAAGAAGAATGGATTATTATTAGTTGATGATGGTAACCATAGAGTTGGTATATCAAATTGCTTAAAATTTGATAAAATACCTGTAATTATTTTAAAGGAATACTAAAAGGTGTAAATATGTTAGGAGGTAAGTATGGTAGATGATTATAATCTTAATGATTTTCCATTGAGATCAAAAATAGCAATAATTGTAACAAGTTGGGATGGTCATAGAATGTTTCTAAAGAATGCTTTAGAAAGTTATATGAAAACTGGAGCCTATGTGATTTGTAGTTATGACATTAGATCAAATGAACCAAAGCCATATATTATGAAAATACCACACTCTTGGGCATTCAAACATAAAACATTTGGACAACCAAAAAGAAATGGATGGCTTTGGGATATTGTATATGCTGGATCAATATTGAAGTCATTTAGTAATATCGAGGTTGTGTTCACTGTAAATAGTGACTGTGTATGGGAAAAACCAAAAAATATAGACGAGATGGTTAAATTTCTTGACAATGATTGTGATATTACACCGGTAACTGGTGGTGGATCAATGTTACATACATGTGCTGTTATGTATAAATCACATGTATTTCAGAGATTTGTCGACTATATTTGTTTAAAGTTAAAGGAAAATAGAAAAGAGTCTTATAGTCCGGAATCTGTTTTAAGGGATTTTGTTAAACAAAACAATATAAAAAACAAGCTACCTATAATTCAACCAATATTTCCAGAGGGACATAAATATAAGGGACAGGTAGATCATTATAGTACTACCAATCAAGATAGTACTTGGAAAAGAGTTTTAGGATATAGAAATATTGGTGGTGAGTTAAGACATAGTTCACTAGAACATTTAGAGCCACCTGATAAAAAATATTTTGATGTAAGTGATGTAAGTTATTACACAACACATGAACTTGTTTTATTAGAATATTTTAAAACAAATGATAGAAGATGGTTATATAAATTTTGGGCAGAAGGAGAAGATTCATTTTGGAATAGAAGATATTATCCAATAGAGTACTATGGTGAAAAACCATTACATGATGATTCGCTTAGAAAGAAACTTGGTCCGCCAAGTGAACGAATGGGACATTTTAATAGGCGTGATTATCAATCGTTTATTTTGAAAGATGATGAATATAAAGAGAAGTGGAAAAAGTTTATTAATAAGGAGTGATGTGATGACAATAACAAGAGAATATGTGAAAAGTTTAAAACCAGGCAATGAAAAGAATCATTTAGCACAAATTTTAAAAGATTATATGGCTAATGATGAATGGGCTATGAGAGCACTTAAGCCCATTGGAATATTAATGACAGGTCATCCAAGTACGAGACCATTTTTAAGTGCTTCTATTGAAACGCATAAGAAGTTGGGTTACTGGATTACTTTAGCGTACGATAACTACTGGGACCCAAAAAATAAAGAATCGAAATATGATAATCTTATGCCAACAAGAGAAGTATTCGATCAAGTGGATACATTCATCATACCACATCATCAAACGTGGGGAGGAGTACTCTATCCATACTTCTGGGTTTTGAAATTTGGAATGCACACGATGGGTGGATTTGAGTACGTTTATTGTACAAATGGTGATTGTATTTTAGAGAAACCAGAAAATTTTGAACAGATAATTGACATGCTTGGTGATGGTGATATTATAGGTTGTGGTTGGGAGAAAACTGCTCAAGGTAGAGAACTCTTCAACACAACAGCTTTTCTGGCTAAGACAACAGCGGCTCAAGCAATGATGAAGCACTTTCAAGACCACTTAATTCCTTTTGATAACTATGAAAAGTATGCAGAGGAATTTGGAAATACGGAAGCGAGATTTGCTAAAGCAATCAAGGACTTAGATTTGAAGCTAGTCAAAGCTCCAGAAAATCCATTTAATACTCAGTCACATAAACCAGGCTATGGAACTTGGTATAAGACTATAGGATTTAGACATATCCATGGTGAGTGGGCATATGGCATGAAATATGGAAAAAGTAAAATACCATGGGAATATGTTGATAAAACATATTTACCACGTGGAAAGTATAGACGTAAAATTTAAGGAGAGAAAAATAAAATGGCAATACAAACAGATGCAGACGTTTGGACAATAACGGCAGAACAATCAAATACTGAAAGTTTCAATGATACTTTTGATAATGCGCCAGTAGATTTATTAGTTTTTGGTGTTGGAGACAAAGAAAAGTCAGGAGTTGACTCTGATGTTGCTGTAAGCACAACACAAGCTGATGTTTTTTCAGAAGACACAAGTATTAGATACTTTGCTAAAGAACCTGGATATGATGCGGGTAGTGCATCGACAAATCCTGAGATGGATAGTGATATTCATTCCGTAGGAACACAAAAAGTTTTAGAATCTATATCATTTAATGATACTTTTAGTAGTACACCAGAGGTTATGACAGGGTATAACGGGAATGATGATGAATGGAAAGGTGGCAAAACATCAGCGGCAAATATTACAACAACTGGGTGTGATGTTGCTGGAGAAGTTAAAGGAACTGTTGATAATGTAGCATGGTGGGCAATATATACTAATGGGTTTTGGGAGGTTTAATATGACAGATTATACAAGAACGCCAGCAGAAGTATCTGCTGATGAATTACAAAATTGGCCAAAGGGATGTAGAGAATCCTCACATGCTTTCATGGTAAACAGAGTATATTATCATAATGAAGAAGTATTCTATCTTTATAAACTTAGATGGAATGAGTTAGTCTTTAAGGATGGAATGGAGACAAAAGCAGCACAGAAACAAGCGAAGATTGAATTACTTTCAATAATTTATCCGGATGAGGACTTAATTAATTTCACAGAAAACAATAAAAATATGAGCGATCAATGTTGCAGACTTATATTTCATTTAGCTCTTGAAAAAATTGCCACATTACATATAGTTCATGGAGAAGGTCTTAGATTCTTCGGTTGTTCAGTTAGTGGTGATGTGGATCTTGGTATTCCAGATGATCCTCTATGGGGATTTGATTTAACAAAACCAGAAGATGGACTACCATGTATAAATTTAGGGAAAGACGGTTGTAGCTATCATCCAGAGGGAAAACCTAATAGATGTAAAAATTATCCAACGTTTGAAAAAGAGCTTACACAGATAGCTAGTTGTGGATATGAATTTGATAAAGATGGAAATAGAACAGGTAGTTGTAATCGTTGTATGGGAGGATAAATAACTCATGGCCAAACAATATGATAGTGGTATACACGATCAGCAGGTATCAAAAGTACAAGAGGCAGTAACGTTTAATGATACTTTTGATAGTACTCCCGTTGTATTTGTTACTACTTACAGTACTGGCAACCCCGCAAAAGGGACCGGTGCGTCTAGTATCACTACTACTGGTTTTGACTGTTATAGCGAGAACACAGGCGATACAGGTTGGGTTGCAAGAGAAACAGGATTTGATGAGGCAGGATCATCGAGTTCTAGTTCAACAAGTACTAGTAGTTCGAGTTCATCCAGTTCTAGTTCGTTAAGTTCATCCAGTTCTAGCCTATCTAGTTCCAGCTCTAGTTCCAGTTCTAGTCTATCTAGTTCCAGTTCAAGTTCCAGTTCAAGTGTATCTAGTTCCAGTTCAAGTTCCAGTTCAAGTGTATCTAGTTCTAGTTCGAGTGAATCTAGTTCTAGTTCATCCAGTTCTATAAGTTCTAGTTCAAGTACTTCATCCAGTTCAAGTTCATGTGCTTCTGGAACTGTAGTTTGGGGTCATCATACGGCTGTTAGTGAAGATTTTGATGAAGATTTTGATCTAAATTGGACTACAGGCAGTGGTTGGATAACTAGTGGTTCTCCTGGCACGGACGCAGAAACGCTTGAAACTTCAGGTAGTGATTGTGGTCCCACTAGAATAACAATATCAGAGGTTTGGTGTTTAGGGGCTATAGAAGCAGTAATAAGAATAGATAAGTATCAAACTGGATCGGGGCCGGTTCCAATAATTCATTATAAGACGTCTGCAACAAAGGCAGGACTAACTGCGGCTAGTTGGGTTCTATACGATGGAGTAAGCTTTACTAGTTTAGGTTGGATTCAATTAAGATTGACTCACGTTTAAGAGGAAAGTAAATGTATTTAACATTAGATGATGAAAACACATATATAGATGTCTTTTGCGATGGTTATTATCTTCACTTTCTTCAAGGTGTTGCTGGTACAAATCTTTGCCAAGTTTATGTGGATGATGTGGTTGTTTGTGATATAGGTGATGAATGGCTTGACGATACCAACTATCGAATATCCCGTGATAATAATCAGGTTTTAACAGTTTTAGAAAATACCCCAAACAGAATTAAGATTAGAACATACGGTACATTAAGAAGCGCTGCACAAGCCCTATTAGTAAACAACCTATGGGCTGAACAAGTTTGGACTGTTTATCCAGATCGGTTTACTTATGACTATAGAATGGAAATGAGCGGTGATAATGAATTAACTGGTCTTGATCTTAACGCAACAATGTATATGTGGCATCCTACCGCCGCAGGTTATAGCATTTATTATGAAAATGGTGGGAGTGAAACACTAGAAGCAGGTACCAACGCTCGTGATTCATCAACTTACCTAGTATCTGTTTCTCCAAGCGCAAACTTTCAATCTATTTATATGGATCAGAGTTATCCATCTGCTGGTGGTGTTTTTCATCAACAAGCTCTTGCTACTCAGGGAACAGGCACGGGTGTTCATAGATACCAAGTAGCAGACAACCCAACTGGTGCAGAGTTAGTTCAGGGTATTTATTCAGCTAAAATTATGGTTATTATTGATACTATATATAGAGAAGGATCAGCAAAGAAGTATAGTTTAGCTGATCGTGTAGCATTGGCAGATCAATATAAAGATCCAGTATTGGACCTTTCACCGACTTCAGGTAGTTATATAAGTAATATGGTTAAACCTCCTGGCGTTTCAGCAACGGCAACTCTTCATACTGATGGAGCTCACTTCTATGAACCAAATACTACACCAGCTTTAAAAGTAGAAGGAGATATAAAAAGATGTTCGCCTGCTATACTTATTCGTGATTGGCCTTATAATACAGGATATGCGCCTGCTCCCGTGGATCATTTACTATGTTTTTTGAAAAATAATAATAATGCTGCTTCATCAACTTTGACCGATGAAACAGGTAATGATGATGCCACTTGGAGTAACACTTCGGATGGTTCTGCTAGGGATACAGATACTACCGGAGATAGTGTTGCAGTCTTTGGAAGAGGTAGAAATTTAGACACTCAAACTGGTGCTGCATATATTGAAATGGCGGTTGGTGCAGGAACAGTACATAATAATGCTTATTTTAAGAAAGGAAGTATTTTATTTTCTGTCCTTCCACAATTCGCTTATGATGTAGTATCCTCTCAAACCATTTTTGAGATTCGTATAGACGCTTCCAATTATATAAGACTTTGGTATGATAGTGCAAATGATTATTTTACTTTATCTATTGCATGGGGAGGTACTACCAGTTCCATTAATACTGTTGTTCATGTTAGCACTTATGAACTCAATGAAACCCATATTTTTCACGTAGCTTGGGATTCAGATAAAGATTTTGCAATCGTTGCTGAAGCTGGACAGATACTTGGATCAATTGCCAATACAGGCACTCCAAGTTCTTCCGAACCAACCAGTTTTAGAGTTGGTGCTCAGTCGACACTGTCCACCGATCCTGGAGATATTATTATAGATGAAGTTAAAACATTTGATGTAGCAGTTTTACCCTATGGAGGTCATTTCATAGGAAATGGATATGGATTACTTTATAGTATAAATGAACCACATGTTGATTTGTCATGGTACTTTGATGGTCAATCAGCATTAGCACAAGGAGGAACTGATTTAGCTACAAGTAAAAATCCAACAAACACTGGTGGACAGTTTACTACTACCGCTTCTTTAATTGGTACAAATGGTTGGGATTCAAATGGAACAGGAAATGTTTTAACTATAACTGATTCGAGTGAAGATATAATTGACTACAACGAAGGTTTTGTAGCAATATGGTTTAATTTGCAAACTGCCGTAACAGGTGGTGAGTATTTATTTGATGTTAGAGATGGAGATGGCAGTGATAGAATATCAGCAGTGTTTGATGCTTCTGGTAATATTGATATAACGTACAGATGTAATTCAGTTGATTTTACCATACTTGGAGATATTGCAACTACTACTGGAATATGGTATTACCTGAGAGTTGGTTGGGATACAGCACATCCAAATAATAATGAAGTTCATAGTTATATTAATGCTGCAGACAATGGAGAAGTTCATTTAACAGAAGTTTGGACTGGAGGAAGTGATTTAACATGGTATTTTACAGAAGATTACAATAATGCAAATGGATGTGATGCATTTATAGGCAAAATAACAATGGGCAAAAAAACAGATACACCAGAAGTCTGGACAGCATTCGGAACACCAATACACATTCCTACAGTAGATAAGGTATAAAATAAAATGACTTTACAACAATATGGTGCCAGCGCTAGCAATTATCAGTATACCATATTACCGGATGGTAGTATTCTTACTACTAATGACCAATGTGTTTCTGCTGGTGAAACATTAGAATGGTTGGTTGATGGTGAATCAAGTAGCTCAAGTTCAACAAGCAGTAGTTCATCAAGTAGTTCGACAAGTTCTTGTATCTATCCTAATTATTGTATTTCAGACCCCGATGATGATTTTACAGGAACAAATGGTGATCCACCTAATGTTTTTAGATGGAGAATGCCGAGAAATGATACTAATTCACTTGATATTGAAAATAATAAATTAGATTATTTCAGTAGTGGCGAGGAAAGTAGATTACAAAGTTATTTCCAACTTTCTGGTGATTTTGATATTCAACTTGATTTTGATATAACCACTTTCACACAACCAGCCGCGGGTGTTCATCATTGTCCACAATTAAATGTTAGAAGAGTAACTGATGATGTGGAAATCGCTGCAATTGGTAGAATTTTAAATTCGGCTGGTGTTAATGGTTATGATTCAGAAGGAACAACAGCCGCAAATCAAACTTATACTGAAAATGTTACAGCTGGTAAATTAAGAATTGCCAGAACTAGTGGAACTATTTCAGTATTTGCATGGAGTGCTTCAGCCGCTCAATGGGAATGGGACGGCAATACAAGTGGTAGAACAGTAGCTACTAGTGGTTCAAGCGGTGAAGTACAAGTTCAAATTTTTTATGGACAAGGAAGTACTGGAACAGGAAGAGGAACTACTGATAATTTTGTCGTTACATCAGCAGGTGATGTTTATTGGCCTTGTTGTTGTTTTAATGATGATTTTGTAGGAACAAACGGTGATCCTCCAAACTCAACAAGATGGACTGCGGTTTCAGCGGGTACTGACAATTGGGATATACAAAGTAATAAATTAAATATATCTCTTGGAAATAGTGAATCTGCTGGTATAGTATCAACATCCACATTAGGTGGAGACTTTAATGTACAAGTTGATTGGGGCAGTCTAATTACTGGTGCTGAAAGTGGTCTGAGATTATACATTGGAGATTCAGCACAAGGTTCATCAACACAAGCAGCATATATAGAAGTTGGAAGAGATACCTTTAACAGTCATTGGATTGTGGGTAATTTTAAAGTTGGTGGGGTTTGGGGTACCGAATCATGGGTATCAAGAACATGGCAAGATGGGAAACTTGCAATTGTAAGAAGTGGTTCATCGGTATCTTTAAAATATCAAGATCATGTTTCTGCTTACTCATTTAGTACACTTGTTACTGATACGATGGGCACAAACATTATGTATGTCCGTCTTGAAGCTTGGACTGATGCTTTTGCGAGTATTAGTGGAACATTTGATAATGTAGTGCTTCAGTCAGTTGACGAGTTGACTTGTGATTATACTTCATCTTCAAGCTCAAGTATTTCAAGCTCAAGTATTTCAAGCTCAAGTATTTCAAGCTCAAGTATTTCAAGCTCAAGTGATTCGAGTTCCAGTCTATCGAGTTCCAGTCTATCGAGTTCCAGTAGTTCATTTAGTTCTTTAAGTTCACTTAGTTCTTGTGCTGATATTGTAATTGAAGATATTGCTATTGAGTCAAGTTCAAGTTCTAGTGTATCAAGTTCATCAAGTTCTTGTGCTGATATTGTAATTGAAGATATTGCTATTGAATCAAGTTCAAGTAAATCATCAAGCTCTAGTAGTAGCATATTTTCGGTATCATCATCAAGTTCGAGTGTTAGTAGTTCTAGTTCCAGTTTAAGTTCTTCGAGCAGTAGTTCTAGCTTGAGTTCATCTAGTTCTAGTTCATCGTTGAGTTCTTCATCTAGTTCTAGTTCAACAAGTTCTAGTTCCAGTTCATCAAGTTCAAGCCTTAGCAGTTCTAGTTCTTCAAGCAGTACTTCGTCAAGCTCTTCAAGTTCGAGCCTTAGCTCTTCGAGTTCATCGAGCAGTACTTCATCAAGTTCTTCGAGTTCGAGCCTTAGCAGTTCTAGTTCTTCGTCTAGCTTGTCAAGTTCGTCCTCGTCTAGTTCATCGAGCCTTAGCAGTTCTAGTTCTTCAAGCAGTACTTCGTCAAGTTCTAGTTCATCAAGCCTTAGCAGTTCTAGCTCGTCAAGCAGTACTTCGTCAAGTTCATCGAGTTCAAGTGTTTCGAGTTCTAGCTCTTCAAGCAGTACTTCGTCAAGTTCATCGAGTTCAAGTGTTTCGAGTTCTAGCTCTTCAAGCAGTATTTCATCAAGTTCTAGTTCATCGAGCCTTAGCAGTTCCAGTTCATCGAGTAGTATTTCAAGTTCGAGTTCTAGCAGCTCATCAAGCCTTAGCAGTTCTAGCTCTTCGAGTAGTACTTCATCGAGTTCATCGAGTTCGAGCCTTAGCTCTTCGAGTTCATCGAGCAGTACTTCATCAAGTTCTTCGAGTTCGAGCCTTAGCAGTTCTAGCTCGTCAAGTAGCCTATCATCGAGTTCATCGAGTTCAAGCCTTAGCTCTTCGAGTTCATCGAGTAGTACTTCGTCGAGTAGCAGCTCGTCAAGCTTAAGCAGTTCTAGCTCTTCGAGCAGTACTTCGTCAAGTTCATCTAGTTCTTCATCGAGCCTGTCAAGTTCATCTTCATCAAGTTCTAGTTCTTTAAGTTCATCAAGTTCTAGTTCTTCGAGTAGTATTTCGTCGAGTTCATCCAGTTCCTCGTCAAGCTTGTCAAGCTCAAGCAGTAGTAGCAGTTCGAGTGAGTCAAGTTCGTCAAGTTCTAGTTCATCATCATTAAGCTCAAGCAGTTCTAGCTCTTCGAGTAGTGTTTCATCGAGTTCGTCTAGTTCTTCGTCGAGTCTATCTAGTTCAAGTTCTTCAAGTTCACTGAGTTCAAGTAGTTCTTCGTCATCGAGCAGTATTTCATCCAGTTCTAGCTCTTCGAGTTCAAGTGAGTCAAGTTCTAGTTCTAGCTCATCAAGTTCTTTAAGTTCTAGCAGTTCCAGTTCATCGAGCAGTATTTCATCGAGTTCCTCGTCATCTAGTTCAAGTGAGTCAAGTTCCAGTTCAAGTTCTTCAAGTTCACTGAGTTCTAGCAGTTCCTCGTCATCAAGTAGCGAGTCATCGAGTTCCTCGTCATCTAGTTCTAGTCTGTCTAGCTCTTCGAGTAGCAGTTCCAGTTCTTTAAGTTCTAGCAGTTCCTCGTCATCGAGTTCTTTAAGTTCATCCAGTTCTAGCTCTTCGAGTAGTATTTCGTCAAGTTCAAGCAGTTCAAGTTCTAGTGTGTCATCGAGTTCTTCGAGTTCAAGCCTTAGCAGTTCTAGCTCTTCGAGTAGTAGTTCACTAAGTTCAAGT